CGGGACAAGAGAATCGAACTCTTTCCATACAAGGTTTTGGAGACCTGCCGCTTCCATAAGCTGCCCCGTAATTAGAGAAGTGGGGGAATTGCTTCCCACCGTTTCCGGCGTCCAAACCACTTCTCTTTAGCTCACGACGAACTATTAACGTAAAACAAAAAACCCCGCATTTAGCGGGGCATCGTTATGAAATATTTTTTATTCTATTACATACACAACACTCCGCTACCGATGGTAAACTGGAATTGCCATGTATGTTGACATAAATTCATAGATGCAAATTATGAAAAATATTCGTACCGCAATAAAAAAAATCCGGCTTTTGCGCATAAACATGCCTTGCCGGGATAAAACCAAAAAACCAAACCACTGCATGAGAAAAAACCAGAACCTAAACCTTCGTAATAATAAGTTTGCACAGAGCAATATCTTTTAAGTAAATCGTGTTAACCTTAACTCCCATATCATCAGCTTTTTTATTCAACTTATTTTTAATCTCTGTCTTTGTGGATTTATTGCGACACTCAGGCCAAACGATTCCAACTACTACCTCTGACGTTATACCCATTACGGTATCATGGAAGTTTGAACGAGCCTCGTTATTAAATATCATAAACTTCATTGCATCTGTTATCTCGTAATCAACTACCGGAGTTATTACAGCCGTCTTATCGTCAAGCGTTGTTATATGCGATGGCTTACAAACTAAAGTGTCTGGAGTTATAATGCAATCAAAAACGGTGTCGTAAAAAGGCCACTTCATATAAAATCCTGGCATCATCAATTTAGGCTCTTTACCGGGACGAAGAAACGCCCCTCTCTCATACCATAGTATAATTTTAAACGGCATGAGATCGGCCCAAAACTGCGTTATAAATGCCACTATTGCGTCCATTATTCAGCTTTCGGAAAGTTCTCCTCGTACATTTCTTTAATATGCTTGTGGATTATTCGAAGGGAATATTTCTTAATCTCCCGCACCCTTCTTTGGTCGGCTTCGCTGATTAACTCCATATCCACATCTTCGACGGAGCAAATAGCATTGTAGCAACATGCAACTTCCTCTGCCGGTGAAGCAGGGGTGATCTCGATCATATCCTCGCCATCTTCGAGGTCTTGTTCTGTTATTTCATCTTTTGCCATAGTTAAAAGTTTAAATACGCCGTCAAATAAACCGCTTGGTTATATTCGTCCGCTTTCTCAGGGTTAACCGATAACTCAAATAGCCACTTTCTTTTCCTCAAGTCAATATTTACATTCTTATAAACCCATGTCTGTTTTAAATCGTAAACGCCGAACCAGAGGAGAGCAGATACCGATACTGTTTTGCTGACTCTTTGCGACACGCTACCATTAACAAAATAATAGTTAGCTAGTGTGTACGGGTCTTTGTAATCTTCTATCCAAACACTAGCTTTCGGTATCGTGTCACAGCTGAGAAATAATATGAGTAGAGGTGTTATCATTCGATTAGCGCCCCCGTAGGGTCTTCATCCTTATCTAACATTACCTCGGCTATTAAATCAACATCTTTCTCTACTTGTATCGGTTTGCCGTTTACATAGTCTATTGATTCCCTCCTGAAGTAATCCGCTACTCTATCGACATACATTTTTCTTTCTGAAGGGGTCAATCCTTTGGTGGTACGCTTAATGTACTTTATCACTTTATTCATTGTGGTTTCAGTTTGCAACCTCTATTTTTTAATTCCTTTTTTGTTCTCTTCTTTATCACTCTTAGTATGAAACTTGTGACAGGTGTTACATTGATACTGGATTTTTAATTGCCCTGTTGCTGTGTATCTTTTCTTAGCTGACTTTAAATCATCGCTCCCGCACTCAGGGCAAGATCCTTTGTCTTGTAACAAAGCCTTACCAAAGTGAAACTTAGGATCAATATGATTCTTCATTTCAGCGTAAATCTTCTCTAACAGTACCACGTCTCCCTTACAGTACTTAACCATTTTATCCATTGACTTCTCGCTCCCCTTCATTATGTCCGTCCATAAGCTAAAAGAGGTGTGAATCTTTTTGCCGAGTCCTAGAAACTTGCCTATGTAGTCGAGTCTGTTTGAGTTGAACCTGAATTTAGACCGAGCAACCTTTAACGTGTCAACGGTAATGTAACTTGGAAACATTTCAATCTTATGGAATAAACACCTTGTTCTTATCCATGCCAGATCAAACTTATCTCCGTTGTGACCTATCATTTCCTGAGCTTCGTTAGCGACTTTAATAAAATCCTGAAGGAGCTTTTTATCGTTCTGTTTTTTATCCCACCTAACAAATTCTACTTTCTTATCTCCTTCCCATTTATAGCAGATACAGATTATAGCTCTCTCTTTAATTATATTCTCGTAACCGATGTTTAGTTTGTAGCCCGGATTCCAGAAGTAGCCGATATTGGGACTGACTTCTATGTCGAAAAACAATCTTCGTCTACCGTTCATGAGCTTGTTTTGATTTTATAAATAGCCGGTAATTAGGAAATGTATCTTTAGCGTCCTTCTCCCGGCATTGGAAAACCTTAAACTCTTTGTTTCTATAGGTAAAAGATCCGTAGTACTCGTAATAATGAACCCCTTTTATATTCCCCATACATCCCCGATAAACTAAATGACATCCTGTTAAGTAAATAACTACTGTGATGATTAGTATAAGGGTTAGGGTTTTCATGATGCGGTTTCCCAGTGCATGTAATCATTATCTCTTTCTCTACCATACCCAATAAAACCGTTCATGTAGAAAATTTCTGTCATCGCTGTATATTCCGGTTTGCTGAATTGGGCAATTGGTTTCTTTGTCTTTAACCCATTACGAGCAGGATCTAGGTCTAATGCAATTCCCCAGGAATGTCTTGACCATTTCGTTTTACTTCCCCTCATTAATCTAAAATTCACACAGCCTCCATACAGATCAATTCCCAACTCTTTTATTTTATCTAGCCCGTAGTGTTGTAATAAATGATCAAACACCTCTTCGAAACCAGGAGCTACCAGCTTGTGACATTGCATTCTGGTTACCGTCTTACCTAAATCCCAAGCTATTCGCATTGGGTACGGTAGTTGAATAAACGTTAGATTGTTTTCGTCCCCCGCCGCTCCGTACTTTGCAATTATTTGTTCATCTGTCATCATACTGCCTTAATTTGTATTTTGATTTCTTGCGGCGCTGGTTCATTACCGCCAAAATAAGTTCCTAGCCGATACTGGAATTTCTTGTTGTGAGTTTTCTTAATTGTCTCGCCTGAGAAAACATGCGCTTTATCGGATATTGAAAACTGGTATCTGTCGTAACTAATAAAAAGATTCAGAAAATATTCCTTACCTATCTCGCAATCATCTATTAATCTTGTTACTCTTTTACCTCCGATATAACAATAAGCAAACACTTCTATCCTGTCGTTCTTGCTATTATACCTCCATCCGAATCTTGCACTCTCTCTGTGGTGAGTTGGTAGATAGCCAACTCCAACAAGTTTGTTGATGTCTAATTGATCTATAGACTTTAAGTCATACCGACAAGAGGGAGTGAATAAAACGTTCCATCTAAAGGCATCACGTCCCCACCAGAAAGAAAACTTTCTTGGTTTGGATATATGCTTTCCTTTGTGGATGGTGAAAATCATCTTTTGCTTTTCCCGCCTCCGAGGAATTTAGAACCCCAAAAACCGAGGAACCCAAGTCCTAATACTGCTCCTATCACATACCATAAAACAGATGTGTTTGTGTAATCAGCGAGAATAAAACAGAAGACACTGCCAAAACTTCCGATGAGGTTTGCCAGTATAAATAAAATACCTGCGATACCATTGAATTTCTTTTCCATATTTATGTGTTTTAATGTTTCTGAACCTATGTATATTTTTTCGTCAACGCCGTCTTTTTCGACCATATAGGCCGATATAAAACCGGGGATTACTATTAATACCGGTATGATAATTAGCCAAATCATATTGGTAATTTGAATCTGATCTTTACAAAGACGTACCCTGCGATAAGAGCTATTAGTAACCAGAAGTACCAGACCCAACGTGCTTTTTGTTTGATAGTCTTTGCCTGATCGCTTATTGTTTGATCTCGCTTAGAAATCGTTTGATCTTTTGTCCCTAGCTCTAAGGTCAATTGCCGTACCCTCGCAGTATTCTCAACTACTTTAGTCACGTACTTAATTGAGTCAATACACGGCCTGATTGCTTTTTTAACCTGTGCTGTGACTGCTTTGCGTAAAGAGTCCATGTTGATTTCTCTAATCCTCCCTTCAGTAGTGATATAAACTAACCTCTCAGTTGGTTTACTTTCAACGACGCCAAGCAAACTATCTACGTACTTTAATAGTTCATTGTACGCTTCGTTATAAGCTGCTGAGTCTATTTTGTAAGTAGTATCAACGGATTCCTTTACGGGAAATTCATCGGCGCAATACTTCGCAGCCTCTACTTCGTTTTCGTCGAGCCACCTTGTTACCTTTTTCTGGTTGACGCAAGAGGCGAAGAGAATAATAATTAATAGATATCTCATTGGTTTTAGTTTTAACATTTATTACCGTTCAGTAGAATAATTATAATTATTACTATAAGAAAAATTGTACTGTCACGACGGAGCTTCATTTATTTAGGATCATTGTTGCCAAACTTCTTTTTTAATAAATCCGCTATGTTTTCGCCGAATATGGTAGCAAGAACATAGATTACTAAATAGTAGAGTTGGTCTTCGAGTGTCGCTTTTAGCGATTTACCGGTGGCTAGGTTAACGAAGACTACTATAATAAAGGTTATAACGAGCGAAAACATTACAAACCGTTTGCTGCTTATTGACCCGTCTTTATCACTGAATAATGACTTAATAAATTCTTTCATAAAAAATGTTTTTAATCCCGGTCTTGTTTATTATTTAATTGAATTTTTACCTCGAATATCTGCTCGCTAATATGATCCAGTTTCTTCATTACCTTCTCGTTCTGGTTATCGTCGTGCTTATCCTTCTGCTCCATTGCAGCCATTCTCATGTCTAACTCTTTGAGTTTAGTTTGTAGTCTTACCCATACCCCTATGAGCGCACCGGCAAAAACAACTATCTCTAATATGTCTGATGGATTCATTACTGTCTTATTATTGTATTAGTGTATATTGTTCGTCTTGTTGCTGATGAACTTTGTAAAACTATTCTGACATAAACAGGAGTTTCGCCTACGTCATCAAGATGAAGCACTCCCGCCGTTGGTGTCCCCGTTGTTCGCACTCCGTCTAAATCTCCTTTAGCCATGTTTATAACTTCACAAAAAGAAGTTTCACCAACGCTTAAATCATAATCAAACTCACTATCATCATGCGTTCCGGATTGTAATACAAAAACTATAGTATCATTTCCGCTTGTTTGATATTTGAAAATGTACAGATCAGTACTATCTCCGTTCTGAAGTATTGTTGGCAATTGAGAATCGTAGCCTGCAAAAACACTTTTCATTGTACTCATCCAAAAGTTAGCCGCCCATCTTGTGTAATCAGGGTAACCACTAGAATTTCCTGATGTAACAAAATCTCCCTGGTTTGCCAGTACTCCATCATCAATACTTTTATACTGATCCATTTCATCAATACCAACCGCTCTACCAATATGAAAAGCAAGGTGTATGTAGTTTGCGTGTACGTATTCGCTATCTAGCGAACCGTGAGCAAGTGCGCTGTAAGAAGTTGACCCGTTTTTATCCCATCCAAACTCCGTTATGTGAATTCTCTTACCGGGCATGTATCTGTTGCGTATGCTAACTATTGAACTAGCCCTTGTGAACCACCGAAATTGACCCGGTGAGATCCCGTTTGGAGATGGCACACTGAATGATTGCTCACCTGTATAAGTGAAGTATTGATTTATAGAATAGTAATCCCACGCTTGATTATCCAATCCCCGAATACGGTAATCAAACAGGGCATCTGTTTTCATGGTTACACTGTCAAATCCAACCAGTGCGCCAACTCCCGCAAGCATCGTGCTATCGGCTGTTTTTACACCTGCGTAACTTCCAAGAGCGCCCATGTGTCCATCGTAGAAAGCCGATTGCTTGGCCATCCGTACCCGGCTGTTTTGATACCGCTCAGTAGACCAGCTTGCATTGGATTCGTTTCCTTCTTCTATTCCGTATAACCAATCGTTGCCTTTTGTAACGTTCACGCCACCTCCTGTTTTTACGGTATGTGGACCCCAACTTACTGAAGTGTTACGCCCCCCCCATCCTGAAATAAAATAACCGTTTTGGGCTGAAGCTATCCACGCTGCCGGGTCTGTACTATCTGCTCCGATAGCCATATTCTTTTTATTGTCATTAAATGATCCGTATGATAATGGGCTACTGGGTACGGGATCTTGAAAGGCTCTTATAGCTCCGAAAGTTGCATAGCTTAACTTAACACCTCTTGCCCGGTAAGCTGCTACAACTGCGTTTGTATTATCACCTCCAAAGAAGTTAAAAATTATATTTCTTGCTGCTGAATTGAAAGTTGCTGAGCTATCGAAATACCAATGCCCTGCGAATATTCTGGATTTCCCGATAGCGGTATATAAACTGTCCGGATCAGTACCGCCCGAGGCAGTACCTAAGAAGTCAGTGAATGAGCCAACTGGCATAGATACGGAGCTTGGGAATATCTGTTGACCTTCCGCTACCGCAGTGCCGTATATCCGCATTTCGCTTATATAAGAAAAGCATGTTGTAGTAGTCCACTCAATCCACCTTACCGGGAAGTGAACGCCTTTCGATCTGTTGCTATCTACATAGTTCCATGAATCAATTGCTGTACTTACTGATACCGCCAAACTATCATCACGGTCGTCATTATACAACCAAAAATTTATTACCGTACTTCCGCCGCCGCCAAGATTCTTTAAAGCAAAGGCGAAGTTGGTATAAGTGCTATCCAGCATTATAATACCAGTGTTAGGCAGATCAATTCCGGATGTTCCAAATGTTAGTGGGCATGTATTGTTAGTAGTATCGCCATCTAACCAATTCGTATAGGGTATTACTCCGTCACGCCCTCCGTTTCTGAATACATTGGCCGCGGGAACAGTTATTCGGTAACGTGGATTTGCGACAACTACACTCACTGTATCATCATCTGTTGCGCCATCATCATCGGTAACCACCAATCTGTATCTATAAATTCCCGGCGCTAATCCTGTTATTCCGGTACTTGCAGAAGATGCTGATGTGATCGTACTAGCCGCCCCGCTTATTTGCGTCCATGCGTAGGTAGTTATTAAGGCATCCGGATCGTAGCTTGCAGATCCATTGAGTGTTGCTGTCGTTGCTGCAATAGCTAGTGTTTGCGTTACTCCTGCATCGGCTACCGGTGGGTAATTTGAAAGATTGTAAGACGGAGATAATATCCACATCGTTACGTTACTATTAGCATCTGCTCCCGCCTGACTTGTTGTGCTATCCCATGCCGCTGAACCGTGATCAGTCCCCGCTAATTCTATTTTTCTTGTAAGTGGGTTTACATAACCGTAAGTGTCATAAAACAAGTCATACAGATGATCGTTATAATAAGAACCTACAACCGCATCAAGCGTATTAAAACTGACATGAGTATAACGAACTCTAAAACCTACAAAATCTGGATCATTAAAAGCGCCGCCAGACATTACCACTTGCGTTTTAAATCTCGTTCTATGCTCTCCGCCTGTTCCGCTCCAGTTGCTTAAATACCTGTACATTTCCTGAGCGCCCTGTGAAAGACCGCTAAAGAAGTTTCTATTTGTTGTAGCTGACGTATCAATCCAATCGCAGTATTTATAAACAGTATCTAAAACCCTGTCAATATTAAGAAGGTCGCTTACCCCTGCATTTTCTCCAACTGTCCTAATAAAAGTAATGTGCATCATACTGTCACGATGCAAACCGGTTGTGGTAACCCGTACTCTTTTAGCCCATCCCTGATTCACTGCCGCTGCACTATCATTACAACTGTTGCCGGTAGCGTGTAAGCCGAGCACGAATTTTTTAGGGAGAGTTGTGTCAGGAGTCCATACTAAACAGGATCTTCCGGCAATAGTGTACAGTTTCTGAACTCCAGGAACGAAATTCGGATTCTGCCCATAACCAAATGAACCAATCAGAGCCAAAACCAATAATGCTGCTAACCTCATTTTTTATTATTAATAAAGAGCTATCCACGTTGGAATTACCGACGCAGTGATAGCACTCATATTTATTGGTGTAGTTAAATCTGCACCGTTTGCTGTTCCGTATAATTTCGCTGAATTAGAAAACCCTAGTGTTGCCATTGCGACGTTGTTAAGAGCTACTCCAGAAGCTAAAGCAGGGGCGGTTGTTTGCGCCGATTGATTATAAAGGACGCCCACATAATAAATTCCCGCTGCTGCCGCATAAGGAGAACTAAATGCTATTGTTTGAAATGCGTTGGCCGCTCCCGTCCATTGCGTTGCATTATTTGCACTGCTTGCTACCAGCGTCAACACTCCAGCACTATATGAATACAATCCAACTCTATTATTATTATCGCCTGTATAAGCCCCTAATACACGCACGTACACACGTATTCCTGTAATCGTTGTTGCTTTCGGTAAATAAACTGCTGTAAATTTTATTTGGCCGTCAACCAATGCGGTTGAGGTATTAGCTGTTTGTACTGGTGCGCCTACTGTTTGAGCGAGGAAAGGAGAACCGAGAGCCGTATAAGCAAGCATATCTGTATTGTCGCCTATCTTACCGTTTAATACGGTTTGTAAGTCCGATTGATTGCTTAAAGTTCCTGTCACGCTTCCCCATGCCGCTGTTCCGCTTATTGATATATCTCCACTACCTAATAATGAGCTACCGTTAACTGTTTTAATGTTAGTGGCACTTACCAGAGTGTTTTGCTTGCCCGCAATATCCGCAGCAACTAAAAATCCAGACCCATTTGTTAACTGGTTTGTATTAGTTGTAATCGTTGGTTTATTAGATAAGTCAGCGTATGAACCTGAAGTAGCTACAGTAGCAAATGAAGGTTTACCTGTAATACTCCCCCAAGTTTGCGGAGCAAATGAGGACTTGGGAACTTTAACCGACACGCTTCCGAACTTTGTCCATACCGAATCCGGCATTTCAGACAATGATTTTATAACAAGTTTTGAACGTGTTACAGAACCACCAACAGTATCATAAATATGTGTAGTCGTTTGCGCTCCCGCACAAAAAGAAATCAGTAAAAATATTAACGTTAAATATCTCATAGTCCTATGCTTGTGCGGGTAATGTCAACGTATAACGTTCCGTGTATATCCGTTGCGCTTTCCCCGGTGAATTGAACAATTATATCATCCCCTGAATTTGTTATTGTAATATCGCAGGTGCTGAGTCCTGAGAAGAACTGCTCTGCTACCATATCAGCAAGAGTTCCATTTGTTAATGTTGTAATACCATCCCACTGGAAGGACATTTTTTTAATAGCTACATAACCTCCGGTGGCGCTTTGTTTCTTAGCGTTGAAAGTGATTACTATTGTAATGATTTCCTCAACTCCGACATCGGGAGTTAATGTGAAGACCGTAGTAGGTGTATTTCCTGAAGTATTTATTTCTACTTCTTCTCTTGTCTGAATTGTGTAACCAACAACCGAACTATCGGCAGCCATACCAAGACCACGAACAGGATCGTCGGATTTTATTCCGTTAAGTTTGAATCGTCCTGTAGAGCTATTGCTTATAGTGAAGTTGAAAGTTGAATTGGATAAAGTACTGTTAGCTGTTAACGTACTGTTTCCGTTGGTTGCAATAGCATTACCTCCCGTAGGTGCAGCCCATGAAGGAACACCACTTGCAAGAGTTAAAACATGCCCATCTGACCCCGCAGCAAGTAAACTAAAATCAGTTCCGTTACCGTATAATATAGAACCCGTTGCTGCTGTTGCACTGGTAAATAATGGAATCTTTTTACGTGTAGTCGAAGGAGATAAATAAAAATGAGATCCATCGTATTCAAACGCTCCCGCTTCCGCAGTTGTCATTAAAGTACCAGTAGAAAATTTTATTGGGGCTGTACTTGCCGACGTAGTACTTGCTGCAAAGTGCATTTGAGCAGTAGGAACAGAAACACCACCCACTCCAATCCTTCCAACTGGTAAAACTCTGAATGAATAATTTGCTGCATTATCAAGTATTGCTAATGTACTTCCCGTTGTTCCTGTTCTGTAAAATTGTGCAGCATCAACCGGGCCGGTAGCATCCCCATCTTGACGCATAGACTTTATGTTTAAATCTCTCGAAGCATCAAAAGTTCCGTTTGCTCCTGTTATTGGCTGATAAAATCTGTGCTCTGCCACCCCTGCCATTGTTCCGCTTACCAAATCGCCACCATAAGCAACAACTCCGTTTAAATATGCGTTAACTGTTCCGCCTTTATTCGAGGTTGATGCAAGATTTTTATATCTCATTCCATCGGCGCTAAACCATGCTATGTTCCCGGTAGACGTTGAATATCTCCAGCCTGTTTCTGATGCGACGCCTCCCGATAGTCGGGTGTAAGCCATATTGAAACTAGAACCGGTTATTATTATACTATCTGATTCAATAGTGCCACCACGCATATTAATATTAACACTGTTTTCAATTCTGACCTGGCTTGACCATATCTGATTCCCTTCCATGTCCTCGCCTAGTGTAATTCCTGTAGCGTGATAGCCCCATGTTCCGCAGTGATTCATTGTATTGTTCGCATTAATACCATGCGCATTATTGGAACCGCCTTCGCTTAAATACCCAATAGAGTTAGATGATAAGTTGTTCCCTATAATCTGGTTATTGCCTCCTTTACGTTGTATTCCGTAAGTGCCATCAACGAAGGTGTTATTTGTAACCCTGTTATATTCTGCCCGAACGTCAAGGAATAGACCTATGTAGCACGTTTCTGTATAACAGTTAGTAATAAGATTTCCAAAAGTGTATTTATTACCGCTGGCGATTGATCCGTTACCTGCTATGGAAAACACTGCACCGGCCATAAAATAACCGCCGACATTATCTATAATACAACCATAAGCACTATCTATAACGATTCCTTTTTGAGAAGTAGAACCACCGCTTCCGTTCGTTCCACGGATAGTAAAATCTCTGAATTGTGCCTTATTGCCTCCGAGCGCATACGATAATTTAATTGCGGTGATATTCGAGGTCATTTTTATATAAGTCTTACCCCTTCCCGCTCCTACCAGCGAAACACTATCTGCCCAATTAATCTGAGTAGTAATTAAGAATTGCCCCTCTGGTAAATAAATAGTTTTATACCCCGCTGCTATCGCTGCGTTGATCTGAGTATGAATAGAAGTTGAGCCTGTATTGTCGGCTCCGTACCTCATTAAGTTCACAGATCCCGGAATGCTCTGCCAGTCTGTGTTTACGACTAATCCTCTTGTTGCCGCTAAAGAAGCGTTCGGAATATTAATAGTAATCTTTGATGACGTTGTTGCAAGCGCTAAATCTGTTCCACTCGTACCAACTCCTAATCTTTTTATTGAGGAGCCGACGATTAATGTATCTCCCGTTGTAGATGCGTTGGTAAGCGAAGACCCACCACCGCTGCCGCCAAGCACACTCAACGTATCACCTGAAGCAAATACTAATCTTATCGAATCACCGTCTTTGTAGAAATTAACCACGGTATTCTGTGTAGTGGAATCAATGTGATCAATAATCCCCCTTAGTAACGTCTGCCCTCTCAGGTTAGAGAACCACGTAATTGCGCTGTTTGTCGTGTACCTCGTGTTATAGTTTCTAACACTGTCCAGAGATTGAGCACCAAGTTGCGCTTTTACACCCATACCCATTATAACCAATAGCCCCACAAATGCAATCTTCCTCATGTTATCGTATATTTTCCTTTACCAATAAATTCAATACTCGTACTTACAAAAGCGTTCGATGTTGCGCCGAATGTTGAACTCTTTACTATAGCTGTCCCCTCAATTGTTTTAGCGTTACTCTCCGCATCAACGAAATACATTGTAAACGGAACCTCGTAAAACATTCTTTGCGCAGTATTTAATTCCCATGCTGTATCATCTGTACTATCCGTATTCTTTAAAATCCCTTCCAGTGTTATCGTATAACCCAAAGAATGATAATCAAAGTCTCTCCAGAATCCTTCCTCCGGGTCGCTTCCGTCTGATATTGTTGTTACTTCCACTTCCTCGGTTACTGTAGACAGTGTAAAAGACTTACTACATAGGACTAGCTTTAGCCCACCTGTAATATTTATCTTGAAATAACAATCCTTGCCTTTTACAACACTAGCCATATCACTTAAATTCGTAATTGAAAACGTGCGTATCTCCGTCCTCTACGGTGTCTCCTGTCTCATATCCTGACATTAATGTCCCTCTCCAAAACCCTTGCACATAATCAATCTGTAATGGAGGCACTAAAACAAAATTTAAATCCTGGTTCTCCATTTGAAATTGCCTGTGAAATCCTAATGGCAATTGAATTGTAGGATTACCCGCAGGCATACACATAACGCCTTTAAATTGCCCCTCTATTCTTTTTCTCCTTGTTCTCTGATGCCGGAACCTTACCAAGTTTACTATCTCTTTAAAATGCCTGTTCTCTGTTACGAACTGTTGATACCAGTCGGGATCAGTTAAAGCCGTTCCAGCTTCGTTCCATATTGCGCCTGTAATTATTCTTTTAGGGGCATCACTTATAAAAATCTCTTCGTCTATTTTATCTTTTATGTTAGCGTCTTGTTCTGTTTTCCAGTAATCACCATCAACATCGAGCCTTGAACCTCTCACGTAAAGAGTAACATCAACAAGTATATCTTTGAAATGAGTCTCTTGTGGATCGCTAATATCTCCAGCGCCGAGGAATAGGTATAAAACACCATTCTCTGGAATTCTTGCCCTGTCTACTGTTGTTGTTTTCCATTCAGTAGCGTCTTCGCCTGCGTCGTGTCTTGCGAATGTTGCATAAGGCCCGCTGTGCCAAACTCCGTCTTCATCAAGACTTCTCCAATCTCCTGCACTGTTGCCGCTGAAGCCATCACGTAATAATGCTACACATCCTACAGTAGCGTTATGATCCAGAGTAGACCGGTAAGTAAGTCCGATTGTTAACTCATCTCCTTCATCTAAAAAACAATCATCGTTATCATTGCGGATATAGTTCTCTAGCGTTGTACTCGGAGCAGTTGCATCGTGTTCGATAACATAATATCTGTCAGTTTGAGTTCCGTATGTATCAACTTCTACTTTTATGTATGCGTTGGAAGCTGCCGGAACCTGATCGGCTAAAGGTTGAGGTTGTCCCTGATAATGAGTCCATCCTACTAGCTCATAAGCTGAGTAACCTACTCCCGAAAGGGGCGCTATCAAATCACCTAAGTTTTGGAGTCTTTGATTGTTTACTAAGTTTGGAGGAATACGATATTTAAATCTTGTGGTTACTCCTTTTAAAGCGCCTGCATAACTAACATTCTGATCAAGATTGGTAGCGTGAATATTCTGGTTCTTACCAATTACCTGCATACCGTTTACGTCAAATACAGTCCCCTGATCAGCTCCGTCTGAATCGTACTCAGAATGATAGTTAGTACTTAAATACTGAAGATCGGAGCGGGAACCAATAACCCACAACCCCATATATTGATAAAGAATACACCAACCTCCGAGAATTCTTTCTAATGACTCATAACAGTCATAAAATACATTCACATCTTTCTCGAAAGTCTTATGATGAAGACAATTCTGAGTAAACATATCAGGACTACCGCTATCTAACCTGTCATCATTGGCAACATTGTAAATATTTACACAAACTCTCAGATTCAGATCGAGATTTGTTTTCTTTAGCGCTCCGAGGATATATTCTAAAAAGGTATTTCGCCCTTCAAATTGATCCCCGTTGATATCGGTTAGTTCCTCATTCTTTAGTAACCCTAATCCATCAGTACAACTAACAACAACATCATAAGGTTTATCTTTAAGGATATAAGGCTCTACATCCATAGATACAAAGCCGGTGAAAACAACTACCGTGTCAATCTTGCATATTACTTTCCACTCGTCGTATGCGTTAGCATAGAACATTTCATTGTGAACATGGGACGGAGATGTAGGCCAAGCTCTTACTTTTATTATCGCTCTTGAGCCTATAATACATGGATCAAACTTATCATTCTCGCCGTTTATATACTCATGATGAAAAGAAACAAGAGGTAATTGATAAATAGTATCGGAGAACGTAGTAGACCAAAATTCTATATCAATAAGCTGACCGAGCCTATTAAACGCCTTACAATTATATGTTTGATAGTATGGCATTAGAATCCTCTGGCTATCTGCCCGTTTACTTTGTTAGTCACAAATAATAATTCCGTTCCGCTCATCCTTCCCGTTACCTCTACATTGAATCCTCTGCTTGCTGATCCTGTTATTGTGCCGGTGTTAATGCCTCCGTTAGCAACTCCACCAATCAAATTCCCTAAACCTCCAAGCCCTGCCTTAAACAATGAGCCAAACGAACCGGAACCAGGAGCAATCACATTCATGATAGCGGCGAATATTGCAGCCTTAGCAACTGCCGCCGCCAATTGTGCTATCATTCTTTTGATAGCTTCGCCAAATGCTTTAAATGGATTACCCGAACCGGTTAGAAGTGTATTAAAGAATCCCTCAAATGCGGGAGTAAGTAAATCTGAAACCGTAGTAGCTGTTTGCTCTGCCTGAAGTCTTAAATTCTCCATCAGCTTTGCGCCCGCTACTCTTTTTGTTTCTTCCTCTATAGCATCACCGAGATTTCTTATTGGTAGAATGATTCGATCCGTGTCAATATCCGGCCCGAAATCTTCACCGAATAAAAAAGGTGCTATTATACTATTTTGTAATTGCTGAGTTGTCTTAGGTAGTGAAGATTGCAAGTCTTTAAGATCGTCTACAAGTTTTCCAACTTTTGTTTTCTTTGTTTTCTTAGTATCATCAAATAAAGTACCTCCGACGGCTTCATCTTTTAATAAAGAGTTTAATACCTGCTCGAATGCTGATGCTTTTACTTTAGAATCAGAAAGCTCTTCGTTAATTCCCTTTAACCCACTAAGTAAACCTACTCCGACATTACCCGCACCTCTTACTGAGTTAAATAATACTCCGATAGCAGAACTAGCGCCCTTAACTGTTTCCTGAAGTTCTAAAGCGAGTAACGCCTGTTTTTTAAACTCATCGCTAATTAAATCCTGAACACCTTTTATTTTTGCCTGACGAAGTAATGATTGATTGAGAGCGTCCGTCGCCTTTAATACTTCTTGTGTGGTAACATTCTCTAAAGTGAGCTTTGGTAAATACTGATCGTACTCAGAATTGAGTTTCTTTATTGCCTCGTTCCTTGCGTTGTCGGATAATTGTTTATCCCTTGCGATTGATACCAACGCCCGAACAGTAGCAATCTCACCACCTGCTTTACCTGCCGCCTCTGCGAATGATTTACCAAGCTCTGTGTTTGCTCTTGAAAGTGCTGATGTATCACCAAACGCAGCATTAAGTGCCGCTGATAAGCTACCGTACTTTTGTATTGCAGAAACAACGAGAGAAGAAACGATAGAAAGCCCAACGGCGATACCAGCCGGACCAGCTAAACTACTGGCTAATGCTTTTAAAGCGTTCTTTGTGCTACCTGATTCTTTACTTAAAGATTGGAATGATGCGAGTAATGGGTCTAAGTTGTTAGCGATACCTATGAATCCAAAAGGAGCATCCTGCGCCACCCTTGACAAGTTGGTGAGCGCCTGGTTAGCCCGCTGCGTAGTAGCAGGGGTTTTACCGAGTGCAGTGTTAAATTTATTGATGCCAGCTATTGCACCATTAACATCCGCACCAATGACGACCTTTAACGATTCTTCTGCCATAACTCACTTTCCATTTACACATTGAATCCCTGCTCCCTGTAATAATCAAAAATCTTTTTATAATGCTCTGCGTCCTGTCTATTCTTCTCTTCTACCATTTCCTTTCTCTCTTCCTCTGTTGGATCTGTAGGAAGACCTATTATATCGTACACTTCCATTCTGTTTTCCTTGCTTTGGTAAGGGAGTGACCCGAACCACGCTAAAAATCTTACCCTTTCCCATTCTTTAGATTCCCTGACGTTATACATACGCCACATTCGTAACAGCTCACCAATTGTTAAATCATGATCTGGTAATAATCCCAATTCCGCCTCTATGTCAAGAACTAACTGCCAGCTAACTTCTTTTTTTTTGGCGCTGTACCATTTTGCTGCGCTCCTTCGTCTGTAAGCGCCTGAGTTATCACTGGTATGATTTCAAGAAACTTCTTTCCCGAGATTCCGCCGAGTGTATCAGCCCATTCGCAGGCATCGAAGTCTGTATATTTAAATTCCCTGTTCTCTTTTTTACATCCGTATTCGGCAGCGCAAAGAATAAGCTGAATAAGTTTATCAAAACTTATGTCATCCCTTAAAATCTCCAGCATAGCGGAAAAACTAAGGTCATTATTCAGATCGCAGAACCTTTTAAAAGTCCATGTCCTGAAATACAGAGTGATTGTTTGGCCTTCATGCTCAAAAGAAAATATTCCTCTTGTTGTCATATTAGTTGGTTATATCAAGTGTTCCCTCTCCTGTTAATGTGAATGCGAATTTGATGTAAGTAGTAGCGTCCATCTGTAAATCGAGTGAACTACATTTACAATCTCCGCTCAGGTAAAAACTTTGACCAGTAGAACCGCTTGACGGGTATCTAACACGGAATTTAAATGTCTCGCCGTTAGTTTGCGCTGTTAAAAGCCTATTGTAAGTAACCTGGCTGCCCGCTGTTGGGTTTACTTCACAGATCGCTGTTCCAGATGGGTTAAATGTTTGAGCGCCGAGAGCCGTAGCAATACCACAGAAAGTATCTTCTTGCGTTGCCTGTCTTTCGGTAGGAACATTGTACTGTTGTAAACATACCAACGCCTGCCAGCTTACCGCACTGTCAAAAGATAACTCCAGAGGCACTAACGTCGACGAAATTGTTGTCATGATTGAGATATTTTAGCTGTTAATCGAATTAATTTTCTTATTATACTTTTTGCATTTGCTAACCTTAGAGGCACATAGTTTACACTCTCTACTGTCAAGCAGTTTATTTGAAACCCTGATTGTATTGTTAACCCGTTTGTAGTAACACTCGGGAATAATATTGTTAATATCTGGTTGCTTACATCGTCTACCGCTTCTTTATTCATCATATCGTATTGTTTGCAGACGATATCAAGTAATAAAGAACACTGATGCCCGAAACCACTGAAATTTGGTTCCTGTGCTGATGTTTGGGTGCTTAGTATCACGTAAGTCATGTTATTACCCTCTTCCGCTTTCTCATCATACACTTGAACCTGCGATAATTCAAAGAATAAAACACCATCCAAAGAACTCTTAACCGCATCCCGAAATATCTTGTTAGGATCTCTCATAGGGTTTTGAGAGCCTCCTGTAATCTCTTTTTAAGTTCCGGCGCTTCTGTTCTCACCGCAGGGAAAAGAAAAGGTCTTGCTGGTAAATTCACTTCTCTTATTCCCTTTCCTTTAAACTGGATCGCATACGCTTCGAGTCCTTGCGGAACAGCTACAAGCGCTCCCGTTCCGAATTCTACATAAGGAGCATAGTGAACGTTAACCGCAACCTGATAACTTAGCGGTGCGTTTTTAGTTGCTGATATTCCCTGACGTAATCCACCTAAATCAGCAGGGGCATTGCTTTTCGCCTTTGCTTCTACGTTAAAAGATGAATCCAATAGCTCCGCATCAGCAACCTTTTGCACACCCGAAGGCATCCCCTGAACCTTTTTTAGAAGCTCTGGCAGTCCACTGATTTCTATTGATACTTTAGCCATTTACGATTCTGTCTCTGTTAACCTTAGTTGGTAATACTGTTTCTTTAAGTCAATTATTTTATAGGACTGGATAACAAAAAATCTATTCTCTGCTACAAACCTCATTGATGGCTTAATCTCATCCTCGATATCAGTCTGAAACCTGATTACCATTGTCCAGCCGCTATCTAAAACCACTTCACTATCTTCAAGCGTTCTGCTTCCGGCATTGTTGACTAAATAACATCTTGTTGTTAGTAGCTCAACGTAATTATCTCTACCATTAGAGCCTTGATTAACCTCGACTCTTACAACAGTTTTCATCTGACCAACTCTTACCGCCATGCGTACCTCCTGAATGGTTCAGCTAGCGATCTTGACGCTTCACATATCTGAACGCCTAAGTTTTCGTCACCCTTATGAGCGAAACGGTAAGCGATCTCGTTTAGGATTGCTAGTTTTAACTCTGCCGGTATAACTGTGTAACCAACGGTGTAAACAAGTTTCAAATAACTGGTACATGGAGCTTCGATCCACTTAAATGTTAGCCCACGAATAGTGTAATCAGTAGAAGTAATTTCAGTACCTTCTATATCGTGCATAGTTGTGATAGTAAGTACAGGAGCAAAAGGAATTTCAATATTACCCTTCTCGTTTTTCAGCAATGCAGTAACTGTACGACCCGAACAAAGAGTTAATGATGTGAAACTCTCCAGCGCCTTGCGACACTGCGTTAACAGCGCAGTTAGCTCTGTATCATTATCTGTACTGGTTTCAAAGAGGTGCGTTTTCACTTCTGTTAAAGTGATTAGCTCCGCCTCTGTCCCTGAGAACGTATAATCCAGCACGCCATTAGTAGGCTGACTGCGCTGCGTGATATAAGAATTTCTCAAACTCATTTAAATCATTTTTAGGATCTAGTTCCTCACTTCTTTCCCTGCACCTGTTACTAACCTGATGGTAATACCGTGAATCATCCAATCTTTTTATCTCTTTCACCCATTTATCAATATCATTTCTGTCATGAAATATTCCAGCTGCTCCACAGTTCTCTTTTAACCCCGGTGTAGGGCTAGCGATCACCGGAATACCACTACACATCGCCTCTGTTGCTGTCCTTCCCCATGATTCGTACTCTGAAGGCATTAACAGTATTCTCGTTTGCCGGTAAACAGGACGGATATCAACGGTGTTGGGAATAATCCTGACGTTCGGCAAATCCTTTTCAATCTGAGGATCATAACTGCCCATTACGCCAAGAAACTTTTTCCCAGGAAGGCGCTTAGCTATTTCATAGAACTGTTCTCCACCTTTATTCTCTGATAGATTTATGAGTGTTATGTAAGTATTTTTTATAGGCTCTTCGGATAGATCATAATAGTCACGGTCGCACGGAGGACGCAGTACTATTGACGGCCATTTATAATTAAGTTTATCTTTTAGCCATTTACTGTTATAGACTACATAATTGTCCCTCTGCGCATTCATGACGCAGTTGTAAGGAGTATCATTGTGAATGATATTAACAACAGGCTTTCTTAATATCTGCCCCATTTGAATAGTCCACTGTGAATAGTCGAGGTGAGTGATCAGGACATTAGCCCAATCGTATGCGTAGGTAGATGCTGATGGTTCGAAGACCTCAACACCTTCGAAGTTGTACGGGGTTTTAACACCGTGCATCCCTGCCTGATGAAGTATAACTCTAACATGATGACCACGGCTGATAAGAAACTTATTCATGTGGTGAATCATCCACTCTCCTCCGCAATTGTGTTTTGGCGGGTAGAGGTGGATCGAATATAATATACGTAACCCCATATTTCACTCCTCACTTTTCTTTAAATCACCATCCAATCGTCTTGATAAATCGCATCGCCGGTAATGCCAGCTACACGACCAAACCACATCTTAGGCGCAACAACAATCTTTCCAGGCTGATCAGCTAAAGTCGCTGCCATTGCGCTGTAAGAACTGTTTGATATAATAAAATACTTGCACGATTTCATTTTCTTAAAACTATCTATATAATCAGCGTTGTAATACTCAACATCGCCAAACATTTCTCTTGCCTTATCGAGATCATCACTAAATACCAAATACTTTGTTCCTGATGGCATGTGAGACATTGCTTTGTTGTAATACTCCATCGTTTGACGAGGGTGGTAAACATTATCCCCACCTTCTAAATAATCACCGGCTCTCCAATGGATGGCACAGTAGTTATTCAAAGGGTACTCGTCTTTCATAGTCATATAATGCCTTACAGCATCCATGCAATGATTAAAGTATTTAGGGCTTTGCAAGTGTCCTGTTATATCCCAATTGCCAACAGGTAAAAAGGTATCGTGATAACCCCAATGGACGAACCTAGACTCATAACTCAAAGAGCGATCAACGCTAGGTAAAGGATTAACAAAGTATTTCTGAACGTCAATATCTTCACTACTGCCAAATCTTTCCAAATGATCGTAGTTCTTCCACTCAGGGAAACCGAATGATTGACCGGAACGGATAGCGATACCGATAGTACTAGCTATTTGGTAAAGACCGTTTGCGAATCTTCCGTACCTACCGAGCATACCGAACGTTATAGCCATGACCTGTTAAAATATAATTCGTGATTGTATAATGGATCTCCTGTTATTTCAGGGAATAAACTTTTATATTCATTGAGTACAAAAACTAAATTTCCAGTATGAGCCAAAAGAAAATACCCTTTACTTAGGCCTAGCTCCACCATTGACTTATAACTTGCCCCCTGATCATCACTAACATGAAGCTGATGAGGAGGAATTGAACTGTTTATTTCTATGATAACTATTGCGGGCTTCTGTTTTATCTCTTTGAAACACTCGTAATCATTCCCGCTGTCCGTATCAATGCTTAATAAGTCGCATACTGGCAGTTCATTTATATTGGCTGGAGTTATTGCTTTCTTCTTTACATACGGCTCACAGGCTTGTAAATCATACATATGAACAGCCCAACCTTTGTCTCTTAATGCCGCTGTGTTACTACAGAAAAAACCATCAGCGCCGCCGAATTCAACCGCTGTTCCTCGTGTAATATCTAACCGTGACAAGATTTGATCAATAAGACCGTCCTCATTATTCTGGCTATAGATATTACACCCGTATTTCTTTACAAACTCAAGCATCAATACTTATTTATGTCTGTTACTATTATTTTCCCACCCGGTTCAGTTCTAACCTCGCAATCGTAAAAAGGAATAGGGCTATTATCTGGTACTTCGCTAAATAATTCACTCTCGCAAAGCATATAATAAATGCCTGTATGCACATCTAAATCAAACTTTAGTGGAGTAAAGTGTTCAAAGAAAGCCGCCATGATTGACGGGTTTTTGGTTACGCAAGTGCTTAACTTGAATAGCCCCTTATTCTTTTCTTTAATTACTATCATTTCTCTTCCAGTTTTCCCACACGAACGCAGTTCTCCACGTTAACGAATGAGTTTTACTTAATTTAGTTGCTAATTCTTCATACATCTTTTCACAATCAAGCCCATCTACATAATGAAACTGTACCTGAATGTTATTTATATGCTTTATTAGCTCTTTACCAATGATGTAATCGAGTAGTTCATATTCAGCCCCTTCGATATTTATCTTGCAAAGAGCAATCTCTTTATCTATGTAAGGAGCGATATCAACACAGCGGTAAATCGCTTGTGGTGTATCTTTCTCAAATGCGCTAGAGTAATAATACTGACCACCAAAGGACAATTGTCCATCAAATAACCATGCTGCTTTATTATCCAGTGCGTCAAAACATTCTACTGTGCACCCGTATTTCTTAATAACCTCATCAGCGAATTCCATTCTATAACTACCAATGTCTAACACATGATCGGTAGGCTTCAGGTCGTATTCATACCTCTTGCCCTCAAGATTATTCTCTTGCCACGTCTTTAGATTATTTTGATCGAGGGTTACCATTCGTTATTCCTTTTCCTGTGATGGTTGAAAATAACAGGGTAATTATCCCCCGGTATTCTTATATGTTCTGAGTATTGAGTAGGCCACCAATGAACCTTGTACCCATACTTTATTTGTAATGCACATAAAATGCTTTGATCGTGCCTCGCCTCAGCAAACGTTTTACAATTCTCTACTTTACTCGGACTATCATCTATAAATCCTGGCATCTGACACCACAAGAGCCACTCCTTAACGAAGTCCCTTGTTTTCTGATTGACCTTAAAGAATATTACTGATGCCTGCACCTGTTTTTTATCCCTGAACGATTCGTATTGATGCCAGCCGTTGATTGCTCTCATTATATCACCCTTGCACCATTCTATCTGAGGAAACCCGTTAGTGAAAAAGAAAATATCCTCATCCATTCGGTTGATTATCTCTTGTACGGGGGCGATGAATTCGACACCGGCATCTGAGTAAATGAGAATGTCGCCGTCATTACAGTGCTTCATTATATCATTAATAACATACGGCTTCCACAACCAATAACCAGAACCACGAGCGGAATCTAACACCTCTTTATTATTAGTCCTAAACTCACGTGATACAGAACCAGGACTATATGAATGTGTTTGATCAACTCCATTCTTTAGCCCGCTAACCTTACACTTCTCCATTGCAATAGTCATATTCTCGTCTGAGTATGTTACTAGGTGGGTCATACTTCTGATGGTATAAAAGGATTCTCTGTAAATAATGATACAGGCGGCTGCGATGATCCTGTAACCGATAACCAAACACGCCCTGTCTTTTGTATCTCATCTAAATCCTCTTTAGAGAATTGCCAGCAAGAAATAATAACAGGCGCTGTGTTGCCTGCTTCATCAATAGGAGCAGCCCCTTGCCATACTGGCAAATCAGAACACTGTTCGTCCGTCCAGCCTTCTGGCTTTAGGTAAACTTTGTTTTGTTCTGGAAAACTAACTGGTAACATGGTCTTTGGTTTTTATTTTAATAATTCATTCCCTGCATCAAACAAGTGAGTGAAATTTGCTTCTACACTCCATATATCACTATAACTTTTTCTCTGTAGTGTAACTTGCGGAGCTACGATAAAACAATTAAACCTGTGCAATACTTCCTGTCTCAAGAATTCATCATAGATCCATCCGCAATCCACCTTAAAGTTCTCCACTAACCACTCCACCATCTTCCTGCTATACCCTACACTCTGTGTTTGCCAACAATCAAGAACTTTAAATAAATGCGCTGAATGTCTTACCGGCTTTCTGAATGGAATAACATCTATACCTATTATATTCCCTCCGAGGTATATAATATCCCAATCTGAAGGCAGTTCATTCATTGCGTAATGCAGGTGCATTGATCCCCTTATCTCTACATCGTCCTCTAGTATCAGTGGATTGTTAGCACCATCGGCTAAACTCTTTTTTAGTACCTCTAACTGCGATGTATTAAACGCAATAGTTCTATTCTCACCGCTCACGGCGGGGAATCTTTCTACTTCAATCCCTTCTTTATAGAACTCTCTTATACTTTCGTTCCATCTGTCTGTTCTATGGTCGAGATTGATACAATAAATCTTATCAAAATATTTAAAGGCGCTATCCATACAATTAAAAATTGGGCAGGGATGACCATTATCGGGTTCCCTGCCCGTTATTTACATAAACACCCATAATTCAAAGATCAATTACCCTGTCCCTTATGGGATAGCAGTAATAAACGCATCAGGACGGAAGATTGCCAAACCTTCTGTTCTCTCAAGCAAGAACGTTGTTTCGTTCGTGATGAAAGTAGTAGAGTGGCTATCTGTTTGACGCATTGTCAAACCTTCGCTCTGTACAATCTTCGCTTTTGTCCAATCACCTACAATCACACGTCCACCGGTTAACCAGTTAACGGGATATACAGGGCGGCCAACGATGCGGATATTACCAGAAGCGTCAACACCGATAACACCGGGAGCGCTGTAAGGATTATCCGTACCGGGGCGAAGAATCAGAAGCTGTGCCCATACTGTAGGATCTACAGCAAGGCCGCTCGGATTGTACTTCGAAGCAATAAGGTTCTTGATATAATAAATCAACTTCTCGGCAAAGTTTGGCGAACCACTTGTGGTAGTTGAACCAGTAGCGCCCGCAACAAGAGTGTTTGCAAAGTCGCTATCTTCTGCATCAAGCAATTGCTCAAGCATAGAAGTAGGTAACCAGCTTTGCAGGAACACGATATTTCTCAAAGCCTGACGGGAAACAACTGCGTAACCAGCCATTGGCTTTAAGGTCAGGTTCACCATTGTGTAATCACGATCAATCTGCTGTTTGCTTGCGCCATCAGTCTGACGGTTGAACGAACCTTCACCGATAGGAGTGTTAGCTCTTGGAAACTGAACGTTATCAGTAGCCGAGTTAATAACACCTGCCAGGTCACGGAAACGGATTTGGCCTGTAGGCTCCATTCCTGTGCGGTTGTCCACATAAGATTGAAAAGTATCGGTTGCCATGTTTGCACCAAGAATAGAACCAACGGTTTTAATCTTTAAGTGCGGCATAGAACCACCCATTTCAAGAGCTTCAAACATCTCTTTCTTTTCTCCGATGAGTTCATGCAACTGAGCAAAAAGGCTTATCGGTGTCTTTGCTTTGTCTGCCTGAATCCTTCCGGCTTTTGCTTTCAGTTCAACTACTTCGTCCTGAATCTGCTTGATAGTGGCATCCTTGCCAGCAAGCGTAGTGTTAAGTGCTTCCACCTTACCATCGAATTCTTTCTTCCCATCCTCGAACGCTTTCTGAACGGTGCTAACCGCCTCCTGCGTTTTCTGGTCAGCTACATCAATCTTTTTTTCGATGAGCTTGACCGCCTCTTTAATGTCCATTTTTGTTTAAATTTTTAGCGTTAACAATGTGAGTGCATCTGCGAACTCTTTTTCATCGTTTCCGCTGGCATCCGGCTCATTCTGATCGTCATCGTTCTGAGTGGGTGCGGTATCGTACTTTGATAGATACGCTTTCGCTGCTTCTATTTCAATTAATAATTCCTCTATTGATTCATCAGACGCTTTGCTGTTGCGTGCGAGTGATTCCATCTTAATAATCCTTTCGGCGAGTTCTTTTAGCTCCTTCATCTCGAATTGTTGTTGTATAGCTGTCTTTACAACTTCTCTTACCCCGCTTTCAGGATGAGCGCCCCAATGTGTTAGTGCGCTGATCTCCCATAGTTTTACCTCTGAGAACTTTCTTCCCTTATTCTGAATAGGAGTGGATTTTATCGGCTCGAAACCATACGACGCATCTTTTAGAATACCCTCGTCCATTTGGATAAGTGCATCCTCTCCGTCACGGCTCTTACTCATTTTTACCATTGCATAAGCATGATTGTCATCTTCCCAGAATCTTTCAATACTCCCTAAGAGAATATCTTTATTATGATTCTTAAAGAACCGGATATCCTCATGCGATTCATTCCAGCTTTTAGAGAACATCCCTTTGCTTGCTATGTCTCCGTCCCTATCAAGGGAGTTGTAAGTAGCATAGGCAATTACAGCCGTTCTCTTACCTAAGTCGATATCCTTATTCAGGAATCTTGTTCCTTTATATAACATTGTCTTCTATTTGAGTGAATAATTGACTTGCCAAGAGACTAATAAAAATCTCTATCTGTAAAGGCTTTAACGCCTCAATAATGCTCATTCCTCCGCTTTGGTTTACAGATTGTTTTGGTATCAATCGCCCACGTTGATCTCTTTTTAATTTAAATCCTTGTGTACATCTACAGTTGCATACTTCCTTAGCGCTTCCTTGCGGATCACCGGGGAACATTAACCCGTTTGAGTATTTACTCAACAGGTCTACTTTCTCTCCGCCTACTCCGGTGCTATGCCTATGTGTTAACCTCGTCCGATTGTCTTTTACTTCTATCCAGAATTTTTCACATTCGAAATCACTCTCCCATGCAGCCATCATACCACCGAAATTGGTTGCTCTTGCTGATTCGGTTCTTACTATCAGCCTTGCACGTTGTCTTGTTATCGGGCTTTCTTTTAATTGTCGTGCGATCTCTTCATATCCTAATCCTTCCTCGATTCCTTTGTTAAGAATCTGGAGGATGAACTTCTTTGTTGTCTCAGTGATGGGGAGAACCGCTTTATCGAGTAAGAACTTATTGAAATAGGCTTCTACTATCTGTGTCCACCTTTCGTTAAATCCAAATCGTTTATAGATAAATACAGGGGTAAACTGTTTCTCTTTTGGTATCTGTTTTTGAATTATTCCGTAGATAAACCTTGCGTTGATCGTTCCGGCTGATCTGTACAGGTTAAGAATAACAGTACTTAACTCGTCATTGATTGCAACACGATCAATTCTGCCGGCAGCATCTTCGCCCCATTGTTTAATTAGTTCAATAGCGTCGTTAATCTGCCCCATCAGCGCACGGTAAATCTTAGCCTCGTACATCTTGTGCATCCGGTTCATCACCGCTAGCTGATTCTGTATGTAGTTTTCCTGCGTCAATTCTCTGTTCTTCTTTATACTGTTCGTACAATCTCTTTCTCATGTTCTGCCGTAGCATGTTCATTGTCTCCCTCTCAACCCGACACTTTTTTTCCCCCGGACTTAGCGGGTACTTTTCCATTACCATTACTTCCACCTGATCCAGAATAATCATTGAATCCTGATGTATTTAAATCATTAACTAATTCATCCATATTCACCGCCGCATCATCAATCCTTACAAGGTTATTAGGAATCCAAACCTCATCCATGTGAGGGTTAAGGCTCTCTTCCTCGTTCATCATTTTTAACCTCTGGTTAGGAGTAAACCACCACGCTTTCATTAAAGCATCGACCATCTTACCAATCTCCTGTTGTAATTCAGGTAAATCGGTATAGTCAATATCAATAGTTGATTGAGTAGTTATCTTAAATGCGGGGAGTAGTTGCCTGTTTAATTCGTCTCGTAGTGAACACCAATCAGGAACGATTAGGTTAGTAACTAACTGCTTCATCTGCCATTGTTGGTTCTCGTATGTCTCACCGGGAAGAAATAAACCAGGAGGAACACCAAATAAATTACACAAACGTGTAAACGCTATCTTACTGCCCTCTAATAACTCCATGTCAGTAGAAGAGAGTCCGAGATCGAGCATTCCCCAATCACCTTGTAATGCTGCTACACTTGCTTTAACAGCTTTGTTATTTATCTTACCGTCAACAACTGTTTTTAAAGTAGCCGCCTGCTCTGGAGTCAACGAAGTTTTATTCCTTTCGAATATTACAGCTTTAGCTCCCCCGTTCTGGTACTGCGCTACCGCTGCATCCGTAGAATCATCGTCTTGTATTAATACTTTTAACCCCGGTTCGAGTGGACTCATGCCCCTTAAATGGGTCCTGTTGTCCTTACCCTGAAACTGTAGGTTAACGCTCTTCCAATGGATGATATCGTTCTTTCTGATAGGGATTAAATCGCCTACCTCTAGCACGTAGTGATGAACACCCCATAAATCGTCAGGGTCCGGAATGATCTGTACTTTGTTAGCTGGCAATACATACATCTCAAGGATGGGCATTGCATCAATAGTCAGATCGTCTTTGCCTGTAGTATCGCCACGGTTAAGCCAGATAAAAGCCTCACCACATATCTTTTTATAACTGTAAATCTTTTCCCAAAATGAATCAGCGCCCTCTGTAGGATTGGGGCGCTTTAATAATTTACCGAGGTCGGAAATAGTTTCCATTTCCTGGTAAGCCTTAGTATGTAGAACTTTTGCTCTTTGAATTGCACCGGGAGATGTTAATGAACTACCGTAGTGCTTGTATTTCTTACTGCTCTTTTCGTCCTTTACTTTAAACTCGTAAACGGGAACACTTGCGAACTTCCGAGCTATAAATGAAACTATTGAAAAGACCGAAGCGTTACCTGCATACCCATCGTCAATAAACGAGTCAAGGTCGCTATCCGGATAAACCGGTGGGATGTTATTAACAACAGTGAAGTCCCCCTTAACCCCTACCGGTGAACGGCGGAACAAAAGAGAATTCACCCTGCTCATTAACCAACTCGCTACACTCATACTCACTTTTTCTTACTCACATTGCAACCCAACTTAATGATGGTTGATTCAACTTAGTATAAATCCCGTACCGCATTGCGTCCATCGCATGATCCATAAACTTTACCGGAACCTCATCCGGATGGATCTTACCGTCTTTGCCTAATTTCCATTTATAACCTTTCGCCTCTTTGATTATGTTAACACTCCTGTGAGTGAAATAAAGAGGCATACTTTTAACCTTTTGAATTCCCGCATAAACATCTTTCTCTGCTGGTTTAGCGTTATAGCCAGCCCTGTAAATCTCTTCTATCGTTTTCGGTTCTGCGTTGTCGCAAAACAGTTCATCGCTTTTCCTTATGTCTAAATCTTTTATCCGTTCGATCAAATCACCTGTCGTTAGTCTTGTCTCGTAAAGAGCCTCATCCACATAACAAGCTCCGTCTTTAAACCCTATCTTGATAATCGAGGATGGAACGTTATAGCCAAAGTCAACACCGTAACACACCTCGCAATCTTCGGGAAACTCTTTTATCTTCCAATGGGTGTAGATAATTTCCGTACTCGATCCTCTTAATCCTAGTCCAAATACCTTCCATAAATTCTCATCCGCATACTGAAGGTTCTCGATCTCCTCTATCTGTTCTTTGGGAAGGAAAGGATTGTCTTTGTAGGTCGAGTGAATTAATATGTTCCCTTCCTTATCTGCTACATCGTAAACCCAACTCAGTTCATCAACAGGGTTAAAGTCCAGTATAACCAGTTCCTTTGTTCTAAGAGCTAACTGTGTGTAAGTAGTGAACGGAAGCAGGTTAGCCTCATTGATATAAAGTATGTCCCTTCCCGGTCCTCTTACTTTTCCAGGTTCTTCAGCTCCGAAGAATTCCACATAAGATCCGTTCTTGTAGTGATACACGTTATCGGTCTTATTGAAATCATCATCGCTGTAAACGCCTGCATTATCAAGTATCTCTAAAAAGTCCCGCCTTGCGCCTCGTTTTAAGTGAGGTAACGAAGGAGAGACTATTGAGATTGACTTCTTTGATCTGAACGGTATATAAAGAGCTAATAACTGACTTAAAGAATACGTCTTGCCTGATCTTGTTGAACCCTGATTGCAAATTGCCCGGTATTTACCAGAGTCAATTGCTTTCCTGTTTCTCTCAAAGACGTTTGTATAAAGAACCTCACTTTGTTTCATAGTTCTCAGCGGGTTTGAATACTACCTGTATTCCTGTTCCGCTGTGGTTAATGTCTTGCCTGTTCATTGTCAGCGCATCTATCTCTGTCTTGTCTGCCATCAGCTTGTACGCTGCTAACTGAAGAACCGGAGCAGCATCGTCTTTAACCCAATTGCGCCTTAATTTTCTCTTGGCCTTTACCCTATTCTTTTCGATAGCGTTTTTAAGAGACTCCGATTTTTCTAACTCCCATTCGTAGAGAGTTGACATTGCGGGTGCTACAAATTCAGCGAGTTCGTTAAAAAACACCACTCCTTCTTTCTCTATTGCTTCGAGACATTGCGCCTCAACTTTCTCTCTGTCGTACATAAAAACAAAAAGGCCAACTCAAGTAAATGAGTTAGCCATTAAAAGATATTTCTTTCTCCACTATTCATTTTCACAAGCCTTAACCTTTCGACGATAAAGTTAATTCATACTTGCGTTATACAGCGGTCTGATTCCGTACTACCATATACACACATTCGCCTTTAACAAATCTTAACACAAGTTCAATTGTTGAATTGCAGTTGTGCAAATACTTCATTCGCTTAATTCTTTTCTCTGTTGCTCCTACTGTGAGATCCACGTCAGCCGCAATCTCCTTTGCTACCCTACCTTCCGCCAGGAGTTCCAGTATCCTTTTGTTTTGCTCATTCATAATTCAGATTTATGTTTACTAATCAGAGTGTTGCCTACTAATATTTCGAAAATGACAAATGATTAAGGGGTGTTTTATCACCAGACTTTAATATGTCTTGATAAATTTCGATCATGTTATCAAAGCGTTTCTTCTCGTCACGATATTCAAGGTGAAGTAAGATAAGATGCAGCGTGTCACCTATGTTCCTCTCGGGTTTTTGCTGAAGCGTTTCTATCTTGCCGATATAAAAAATACAAACATTGCCCTGTTGGTCTATCCTATGCTCAAAAGTTGTTCCCCAGTATTCATTGCAGCCAACCATATAAGTGTATGGAGAGCAGCTAATACACCCCGCACATACAAGCAATAGAATTAAGAGTTGTTTCATTTGGTTTGATTTACTTTAAAAAATAGATACATGGGTATTAAATAGCAAATGCCTATTATTAACGTCAGGGAGATAATAAGTCCAAGCGGAATGAACCCGACAGGTGTGATTATTATTCCCATCCATAAATTTATTATTATACTATCTTCCTTTTCTTTGCTCCTAATATGCAAGATTAGCGCTCGCACACAAATGAATAACCATACGGCATCCATTGAAAGCAGAATTATTACAGATGTTTTTTCGCTCATCCCTTCCCTTTTAATTCGTTACTAATTTGGTTTAGGCGTTGTTCTACACGGCGGTTGATTACATATAATAAGCCATATACCCTTCTTTTTTATCAACAATGGCTTGCATTAAATCGCCCCACCCTCTCCATGAAAATCCCCAATGTGTTCCATCGCTGAATTTAAAAGAAATGTTATCCTGAGCTTCGCCGGTCATGCCAATCATCCCGCTACTTTGGATTTTTTCTTTTAATAGAATAACATGAGGCTTAAATTCATCCATGAATTGACTTAGATATTCTTCCCATGAAGGATTACTACTGTCCCCTCCCATGATGGGCTGGTAGTCGCTTTGGTTATACATTACCTCAACTGATAGCTTATTTTCCATACTCATTCCATTATTTTATTTATAATATCAGCAATAGCATCTCCTAATTTAAACATCCACCACGGCCATGTAATCAAAGCGATAAGTATAATCAGTACTACAAAGCATCCGTTTCCTTGCTTTGGTGGGAGGGTTGGGAATTTCAATCGAAATCTTTTGTAATATCTTTTTCAATCAAGTGTTCTAACCCCGCTTCAATTGCACAACCAAAGTCCTCACAGGCATCGTGTCCATCGCATCCAGAACAACGGGTAAATTCTATTTCTTCACTATCGAAATCTGGCTCTACCGGAAACGCCGGTGCTTTTGGGTCTGTCATTTTGTAGATGTGTTAGTGGTTAATGCTTTTGAGTTTCGTAATTTTCCAATAGAGCTTTTACAATATCCAATGCCCGTCCTATATCTCCTTTTACAAATATTCTTTCGTGCTGAAATCTTTCAGCGTTTGATTCATGGCATCTGTCGTTAGCTGAAATTAATTCGCATCTCAACTTTTCAAGAGCAAGTTTTTCTAATCCATTCATTTTACTTTTCTTTACTGGTTAATGATTGAAGGAAGAGGGTGTAGAGTTCGGTGGTGGTTGCTGTTTTTTCTTCATCGTCTTGCTTTTCCCACAAATCAATATATATTGGTCGCCACCCCTGCTCCCTCATCCACTCCGCAAACGCTATTGCTTGAGCCTTTGCGTATTCGCCTGCAATATCAGCGCACTTCCCGCCGCCGCCACAATGCCCGTTAGATTCATACAAAACATCGAATAGCTTCTCTTTCATTTCTTCCTTTGTCATATCTTATCTATTTAACTTTATTGTGTAGGAAGGTTACCTAGCCATTCCGCTAGCACTTGGTTTTATTTCAGCCCATATTTTTAGTATGTGCGGTGGTATAGTATAATTCATTTTACTGGGTAGTTTAAAATGTGATAGGCTATCCAACAGGCAAGGGCGATTACTGCAATAAGAATTAATATGCCTCTTACAGACCATACTGGAACTTGCCAATTTAGAAACTTAAAGAACCATCCGGGTTTATTACTCATACATCAATCTTTAATTGGTTTATCGTTTACGGGTGGGGTGGGTAGTGGCATCCAATGGGTGACGTCTATAACGTACATACAATCAACAAATGAATTATTCCCTTCTTTATAAATACACACAATAGGATATGATAGATCGTCATAATCTTGCTTTTTTCTCATGCACAATACAGCCTGATTATGTTTAGGGTAATCATCCCCTACCCTCACCCACTCCTGTTTAACTAATCCTGCTGCCTGTAATATTTCAGCAGATTGGAGGGCTGCGAGTGCGCCTCTGCCAAAATCGTATCTAGTTATATTTGGGGTATCGTGAGTGCCAGCTTCTTTTAAATAGCTATCTGCCATCTCCTCTATCAACCTGTTTAATTCGGTGTTATTCATTGTTGGGGGTTTGAGAGTTATAGTATTGGATGAATTGAACGACTGCTTTATATACTGATTCTATTGCGGATGCCTCAAGTTCTCCATCCCATATTACAGTAGGCGAATTTGCGTTATCATCAATAATAGTTTCAGTAAAGCAAAGTTTTATTTGCGGTGGCTGCATTCTGATATAAACATTATACCCTAGTTTCTGTATCTTCTCCACTACCGGCATTAACCATGACCATGATTCGTGATACTGTAAATCGGTTTCGTTAAACGGCCTAAATTCCTCATTACCCCATCTATCATTCCGTACAAAGATTTTGTCTTGATCTTTAAACTTCAATTCCATAAACTCCGCAATTATTTTATTCCCCTCTACCGTTTCCATACATTATTTATTTAGTGGTTAAGAGATGTTTGAGTTCGTCTACGAACGTGTTAGTCAGGAACTCGTTTACTATATTGCTCCGTTCATCTGTGTAATCGTCAAGTACTTTTTTAAGCCTCTCCCTCATACCTGCGGTAGCTTTTTCTACTTCCTCTTGGGCTGCAAATTCGTGGGCGATAAGTACGGCCACATCTTTGTAGCTTTGGGTATTTATTGGCTCAAGCCAAAAATCCGGTTGCGCTCCTTCAATTCCATTTTCCATTTCATCAAACTCTTTTTTCTCTGAATTATACATGGAGGCTCCCATAATTTGGATATACTCACCGTCTTGAAATTGATCTACCCATCCCACATAATAGGTTGAATCTTTCTCCGGCAATCGCTCACTCGCTTTCACCGCTCTAAATAGCGCTGGCTTTGGCTCCCCTCCGCTTCCACTGGTTTCTATGTCGTAGTATTTTATTGGTTGGATGTTCATAGATTAGTTATTTGAAGTTTAAAGCGGTCTTAAATGTTTGGTTATCTTCTCCAATTCCGCAACCCTTAATTGTAAGTTCTGAATGATTTCTACTAAGGCTGCAATCTGCTCATTGGCTGGCTGTATCATATCCTTTGATTTAGTGGGGTGAGTTAAGCAACTACCTCTAATTGAAGTAGCCGGTTGCATAAATCAATTACATTTCCAAATACTCCATCATAAATTTTATACATTAATTCGGGTTCCTGCTTAATTGGCGACAATACAAAAACCAATTTCCCGTGACCCTTCATCCATCCGGCTTCAGTGTTTGCTGATCTTCCGCATGGCAAAACCATTACACAAGCATCCGCCCACTTCATGCCATCAAAATCAGAATTAAAGCCATCAATAGCAATCGGGTGCTTTAATGCTTCATTATACTGCTCTGTTGTCCAACTCTCCCAATTGGGGTCAATATCACTCCATGCAAAACCTCCTGACCCGTTGGGGGGATTTCTGAAGTCATATACTTCATGCCCTTGCGATCTTAATTCCTCAACCACTTCGGGCTGATATGGATTTCTCCAACTACTTGCAACATAAATTTTCATATACCGTTCATTTTTTATTTTGACTAATTAAAACGTATCTCTTACTATAATGCCATGCCGTTGATCGGGGGTTTACTATCAGCTAAAAAACATCCTTCCTTTTTAAACCATCCTACTTGACAAACAGCATGAGTGCCACCTGACCAATCGCCTTTCAGTTCTAATTCATTTTCTCTTATACCAACAACTTCAAACACTTCGTTACCTAAATAAATTTCCGGGTGCGACACCTTGTCCCCTATTTTAAAATTGTTGGTGTTTATTAAGTATGGTATTTTCAAATCCTCTACTAATAGTATTTTTTGAGATCGCAGAATGTAAAAGTTATCCTTAATCCAGCTATCGGTAAACTGACAGTCTTTAGACAGATAGGTATAGACTTCTTCATTTGAGTTAAAGGATATTTTCTCGCCGTCATCTTTTAGGATGTCATCTTTTTCTCTGTCAAAAATGTATAGTTTCATACTTTACTTTTTCCTTGTTGTAAAATGATATATCTCTTACTAGTATCTAATCCTATTGAGCGAAGGAAGGAGTGGAAGGAGTTTATGGCAGCAACCCACTTATGATAGTTTTCGTCTCCCGGTTTTTCTCTGCACTCATAATTTCTATACCCCATAAACCATCGTTCAACGACTTTTTCATAATCTTTTACTTGCGCTTCTTTTGTATCGAGAATTACTTCAATGTCTTTTGCTGGCAGAGAGGCAAGCCATAAAAGATTGCCGTCTTTCTTGCCTACTAAATCCCAATCGCCATGTACGTTTGTTACAAATAGCGTATCGGCGTTAACCTCCTCCGGCACTTCAACCAGCATTACTTCTCTTCCGTTTAATGTGTGAGTGGTCATTTAGAAAAAGTTTTACCAAGTTCAGTTAATGAATAATGCCTGAATCTAAAATCAGTTCTTTCTTCTTGCCAATCTATAAGTCTCCTAAATATGAGCGCATGAATGGTATTTGGCTTAATAGTAGATGCAAATCCATTAGATGCTAATATGTACCGCTGCGTTATTGTGCTGTATCTAAGAGTTTTGCCATTTGCCATACCATTAATAACTTCTTTTTGTTTTGCTGATAGTTTCATCTTCTTTCTTTTTAATCTCTATCCTCTCTTGTGAGGGGGAAGGGGGTTAATTTAAAAATCTTCCGTCACTCCATTGTAAGCCAAATGAGAATAGTCTGTATATGTTGGCTTATGGTATGCTAAGATTAATTTCGTTCCTTTGTTTTCTTTTACCCACTTCTTAAAATCTTCTAATAATCCCATGTCCATTATATGCCCATCCTGAAATTCTATATTCCTTTCTTTCATTATGTCGCCACAGCTAATTTTGGCGTACCTGTTGCCGTCCCAATGATCTTGCCACTCTTTACAGTAGATATGCTCAATAAAGCGACAGCAAGCAGCATATACATCTATGTGTAATGATTTACCATAGTTCCAAAGTGGCTCGCATTTCTTTTTGTTTTCCTTCTCTCTTTGCGGCCTCAATACATAATATTCGCTCCATTGTTCTTCATAAATATCATAGATAGCTTGGGATTGCTCAACCGAAACAGGAGTATTTGGATGACGTTTTGCAAACTCTCTATTTGCCGTTGATAGATAACTCTTGCAGAAATACCTTCTCATTTCAGGATATTTGGCAATCGAATTATCTAACACTTCTTTATATTTTAACTTTCCCATCTTCAAACCGTTTTATTAAAAAAAGTATTCAGGAATGGCTTCTACAATTCATCGTTCATAGCAGCACATAGAAGCAGGATGGTTTGGCGAAGGGGTGTAAATGGAACGTCTTTATATAGTTCGTCCCAACTTAATCCGCTTGCCCAAAACCAGCCAGATAACCCCTCTGATCTTAAATTATCCATATCATGCTCAGTTGGCTTTACCAAATCAAACGCTACCAGTACTCGTAGTTCTTCTGGCAAAGAATTACATAAGCCTCTCTTTGGCATCTCACCCTTCTCCATCCACTCTTTATAACATTCAAGATATTTCTTACTCATACATTTATTTTTAATCGGTGGTTAAGGGTACGGATTAGCCTACTCAAAGCAGTTCTCAACCGCCTGGATAAAATCTTCGTGGGTCTTTACTCCCGGTATCGAATCAGGAAGGATTAAGTAGTTAACGTTTCCTCCTGCCGTGTCTGTCATTATCACATTTAATGTATCTCTTCCAAGACACAGCTTGTAAGTTGAATCAAAATTTACCGGCAAGTGCAGCGCACCCTGCCCAACGGCATCGGGATCTTCGGTGTTGTTGGTGCAGGAAAAAATTGCTACGGTCATCAGGAATAGAAAAAACCTTTTCATTTTTTGTTTTTTATGGTGAATAATTAATCCTCGTAATGTTTTAGAATGTATTTGTTGACAATGAATACTACCGACCCGAGTAAAATAAATAACGCTAACACCTCTATTGATGTAATCGGGGTTACTTCGCTGCCCTCTGTTAATGTCTGAGCTGTTCCGTATGGGTAAAAGAAAAGTGCCATTTATTTCTTTTTTGTTTTAACAACCACATCTCTTACATTCAGATCAATAGTAGTTTCAGGAAGGGTTTCTTTGTAAACACCATGAAGTGCTTTCAGAACCGCCAGAATCGCTTTTACCGCTGATCCCTTTCTTGTGTATGTTTCACTGGTGCAAAGAACCTGGTTATTGTTTGCGTTTACAGTGAACCAGTAATGAGCTGTACCGTTGGTATACTTTTTTGTGAATAGCTTGATTGGTTTTTTCATTTCACTTTATTTATTAAAAACTTTATTTTGTAATCACACCATTGGTCGAGGTGGTAGCCTTTTTTATAGTAGGCGACCATACATATTGCCCCGCATTTCTCCGCATCGTTTAGCCTTTCTATTTGCTCTTTGCTTAACTTATCGTTCTCTGTTTTGCATTCGCATAGTAAAGCAAGACCTGCATTAGAATAACCTTCGATATCTGGCCAACCTCGCTGCACGTTATTCGCTTTCCTTCTGAACGGGATATTGTGAACCTGTCTCACCCTAGATCCCCTCCATGTTAGTTCTTCTATTGCGGCTTTAGTTAGTTCGCTTCTTGTCATTTAGGTCTTAACTGATTTAATTCTGAAATTGGCGGTATACATTTATTCAACTTTGCAACCTTCGCTAACCAATCGGCTTTATTAACATCTGGCTCATTAGCATAAATCCATTGGGTTATTGTTTCTCTTGCTGATCTGAGAAGTTCAATCGCCTCCGTTAATTCTTTCCTGTAAGAACGGGTTGCTGGCTTACCCATAGGAGGAGAGACTTTTAAATAATCCTCTTCGTTAGCCCTTCGCTCGGCCTCATCAAATACAGCATAGGCGAAATCCTTCCCCAAAGACTCAACAAGAATGCCCTTAATAAAATGCCTATCGTCTGGCTTTTTAGCCCTTGTAATGTTTTTGATTTCGAGTAGCCTCTTTTCTATTTCGGTATACCTCTTCACATAGGCCGATCTTAAATCAAGAGACTCCTGATCTATTGTATGCGGCGCAAACTTTAGCCTATTTACAGAAAGCCCAATGCCCGAAATCGCTCCGGCCAGTTCATTTTTCTCTTTCGATAACTTCGCTTTTTCGTCGATCAATGCAGACATTGCCGATTTGCTTACTAGTTCTATTGCTTGTTCCATAATTTATTTTACTTTAATCGTTTACTATCCCCTCTCCCTCCACATACTCCAAACTTTTTCTTTTGCCGATTGTAATAACTTTTTATCGTCCTCGGTCCCTTCGCCGTCATAGATTTTTCTCTGGTAGTATAATACCTCGAATGCGGCGTGGGAGATGTCGGTGAGGGTCATAGGGGTTTATTAAAATGGTAAATCATCAATATCTGTTACTGGCACTTGCTTCTTTTCTTCCTCTTTTCTTTCGGGTCTTACTCCGCAGTGTATTACAATTAGATCATCAATATGCTTCTGAACTCCTTTGCCGGCGTACTCGATCTTTTTAACAAGTATGTCTTTAAGAAGCGATACCCGATACTCAAAACCTTCGTGAGTTATTTTTACAAACTCTGATTTTGGTTTTAGATTAACATCAACTTTGAAATACCAATTACTTCCCATCGGCTCGTATCTAAAAGCATACTCAAAATCTTCCGCATTACTACTTTCGGTCAGGTCTTCAATTCCTATTGGCTCGGCAAACGATAGAGGAATTTGCACCGTCAAATCAATGTCTGATTTATCTAAACTTCTTTTAAGGTCAACCCCATGAAGTAGCAAACCGATACTACCGCCTAAATGACTATCTAGGTATTTGTTTTGGAAATCCTGAATAAATTTTAACTGTTTCATTTTTCAATATGATTTTTCAACGCAATGTTTTTTGAGAGGCGTTTAATCTTCTTTATATGGTTTCCATCCTTGAAACATTTCCTGTTGTTCCATTTTAAATGTTAGTCCTTTTTCTTTTAGAGCGAAATCCATGTAGTCCCTTCCATCGAAAAAGAATCTTCTTGCTTTACGATCCATTTCGAAAGATGCAAACCCTCTCTTGCCTACAATCTTTTGCCTTCTTATTTTCTTACTGTTTAAATCGCAGGCTCTGTTCTCTGGATCTGTTTGCGCTGTTGGTCTGTGGTAAATCAAAATGTTATCCATCTTATTATTCCACATTGCGCCATCAGCAAGATCAAACACGTCAGGACAAGGGTAATTACCATCGGGAGCTTTCTGCATTTTGTGCGGGTGAGCTACAATAATTCCATACTGATTATTCTCTTGATTGAACCTTGAATAATCGGCTAAGAAAGTTTCCAGGTACTTGTCAGAACGCCCACCGGCTTTTCCGTACTCGTTATGCAATTGATTAAAAGGATCTATTACGTTACCTGCTATCCCTTCCGTAATAATCAACTCCAAAAACTTCTCTTTGATGTATTCGGGAGTAGGCGAAATATTTTTAGGATACACATAAAAAATATGCTTGCTTATCCAATCATAGGCTGCGTTATAACTTTCCTCCGATGGTCGGGTTGGATTGGTAGGCGTGCAGTTTGTTCCTAGCAACATCTCAACTAAATCATGATAAAATTCGTGAGGTGGGTTATCTTCAGGACTGAACAGCGCAAACTTTTCACCGTAACGAATTACTCTCATTAACAGCAGATACTTCAGCAGTGAGCTTTTGCCGTAGTTTCCTATCCCCGATATCAAAGTAATTTCACCTTTCTTGAACTTGAATAGCTCGTCAATCATCGGGACTCCAATACCTAATACTTTCTCATACCCGTTCCTGAATATTTCCAGTGCCTTTCCCTTGACATTCTCCCCGTAGATAACATCCTTCACCCGACCTTCATCATCAATCCACTCAGCTAGTTTTACCTCGGATCTTGTGACAGTTTCAACTAAAACATCCTTATCAAACGAAGCAGAAGCAAATTGATTCTTATTCGATCTATAAGCACTCTTTACCGTTCTCTCTGTTTCAGATTGAGTGAAACTATTATCGGTCGAGTACTTACTTAAAATGTTCACAGCCGCCTCTGATTCATTCAGTCCGAACCGGCAACAACTTGACGCAAGTTTGAATATGAAAGAATTTCTTTGACCCGTTACAAAAGCATCTCCTTTGTTTACCAGCCATGATACCAACTTTTCAAAGACCTGATCACTGCCTTGTGATTCTTTAACCTGGATTATTTCAACCTTTTTAATTTTCGTGAAAGGCTTGGCTTGTTTGTTTACGTAGATATCCGGATCGTAACTTTCATAACAAACCCTTGCCTCGTTCACTCCCGACTTATCAGCATCCTCGAATATTTCTCTTAGCGCCTCAAAGTGCTGCCGGTGTTTTTTACCGTCTGCAATTTTAACAAGAGCCTTTAATCCGTTTCCTCTAGGAGAAACCCAACAAGCATAAACAAACTCATGCGAAATAATTTCCAGTTGCCTTTCTCGCAAATCATACACCTCGTCAAAATCCAGTACTAAAAAACCTGAGTGATTGAGAATTGATTCGTCTTTACGATTCTTGAATTCTCCAGAGAACAGGAAGCAAGGAAGGTTTTGTTTCAATTTATCGGCTCTCTCTTTGTTGATCTGCTGCCGGATCTCCAAAACCTTTTCTTTACTCTTGCCCTCTTGAATCCTGGTTATAGCATTCTCGACGGTTGCGTAGAAAGGAAGATTGTCAAATATGTTTTTAAATGCTGTTACCATCCTTGATGCTCCTTTTTTACTACCGCCTTCTTGATTATTATTTCGCCCTTTCTTACTTTTAAATCAAACCAGTTGGTAAAATGTTTTTTCAATTCTTTCCGGTTCTTAAAATCTTCTTGCAAATCCAGCGTAGAAATAAAGTTATTTGCATACAATCTGTAATCTTCCCTGCTGACCTGTTTTTCTGTTACGAACTTGTACTCCCATTTTTCATCGTTCAAAAAATTTTGTTTTTCTTTTTCCCAATCAGTATCAGGTACACTACCATATACAGGTTCAGTTGCAGGAGCAGGTACACTCTCAGGTACAGGAACACTAACATATACAGATAGGCTTTCGTTAGGTTCTGTTAGGTTATCTCCAGAAAGCGTTAGGTTATTTAGGTTATCGCTAGGTTTTTCTAGGTTATTTAGGTTTTTATTAATGCTCGGACGTCCCCCCTTTTTCCCATTCTCGGAAGAAGTATCCTTCCTCCTGTCGTAGTTTTCGATATTTCTGACAAGGTTCGGCTCAAGCATACTCCACAATAATTCCAGCCCTGCTGTGTTATTATCTACAGCATCACTCCCCTTAATATGGTATCCGAATAAATTATCTAACATCTTTGCTTTCTCTTTAACTGAAAGTTTTGATATAGCACCGTACCACTCCGAACGGAGGATAAAAGTTTCTTTATTCATTGGATACGATTTTTTTATAGTGACCGAGATACGTTCTTTTCTGGTGGGTGTCCTTGTGGCAATAAGTACAGAGGATTAAAATATTTGCGAGATCATCAGTGCCACCTTCAGCGTATTCTAAAATGTGGTGGGCTTCAAGAGTACCAGGAGCGGGGATATCTTCTTTCTTTCTCAGGCAGCACTCACAATAGTCGAGTCCTTTTTTCTTTACCAGATCCTTGTGCTTGCTTTCCCTGTTCTTTGTTCCCTCTTTGGGTTGCCATGTAACGGCCTTGCACGCATTACACCGGGTCAAATATTGTTGCATTGCCTCACGGTACTCCAACTCAATGTCAGGAGAATCACATTTCCTACAAACCATATACTAATCAGTTAACCAATAAAAATCCCCTGATGTAGGTTGCTGCGCAGCGGGTTAAGTCTCGCTACTTGGGTAATTAAACCCACCTACATCAGGGGATGAATACTTTTTACTAATCATAACTTAACCTATTAATTGCAGCGATACAAATTTAACGCATAACCATAGCTTTTAGAACATTTCAGGGGGTCTTGTTGATAAGTTTGCATAACTACCGGAAAAGAATAACCTAAGAAAATGTTAACACCTGTTGATATCTTATTCAGCATAATTATACACAGGGATATTATTGTAAACAGTCTGTGGTTTTATGTGAATCACAACAGCTTCTCTTTCTTCTTCAACGGGAGCCGCCCAATCAAAATACTTTGTAAACTCAGGGTTGCCGTGTTTAATCCACTTACTCCAGTTTATTAAAGCAGGTCTGTTATTGGTAGATAGCAGGTCTTTGAACGTTGAGTAACCGTGCATGGCTGTCGTATGATCCCGCCCCCCTAAGATTTGTCCAATGTCTTTCCAGGTTGTTATGTCAAGCATTCGAGCTATAAATGAAATCATGTGACGTACCAGAACAAGTTCCCTGTTTCGATTCTGTACTAGCAGGTGGGATCTTTTGATATCATAAACTTTGCAGACATCATCAATCAACCGGCTCATAGCCTCTGCATGAGTTCCCTGTATTTCAATCTGACTAAAATAATTCCTTGTCTTAATCGTGTCGTACACATAATCCTGAATCAACGGTTTGTACTTTGAAACGATCTCCTGCGGGGAGAGAATATTGCAGTCTTTTACTATCCGCATTATTATTACGCTTTCGTTCATAACTAATCAGAGTTTTAATTTAATTATCCTACCATTGTATCATTATTCATAACAGATACCGGTAATTTTGATTTTGAATTACTTTTTCTCTTAACCGTTGTTTTGGGTTTAATACCGTTATTCAATAGGTATCTTTTATATGCGGCACCCGCTTCATCTTCTCCATTTCTTGTAAACGGGAATCTTCCAATAAACACGGATTTCCCCCTATTATACGAAGCAAGCCAAGTCAGGCGCTTGCCATAAATATTAATGCTAACCCCAATATGCCTAGATTGTATCTTTATTCCTTTTGCTTTTGCTGCCTCGTAAAATGATAGGTAATTAACCCCGTCAGGAACTTTCATATTTTCAGTTTTTAATTTTCCTCCAAACACTTGCATTTGCCGCATGAGCAGCCTTGTTCGAAACCTTCCCGTAGCCCCACCTTTCTATCAATCCTTCTCTTAATGCCTTTAAAGGAATGAAGCCGTAAGCGGTCTTAGAATTAGGTGTTTCTATCTTTGCGTTACGTTCGAGATGGTTTCTAAAATCCTCGGTCATGAACTCAAAGTAGGCTGGCTTTAAATTGATCCACTCTTTGAATAGAGAATAACACCTTTCTTTCCAACCGGGGGAATCTTTATCAGCTTTATCGGTAGCTCTTTGTAACCCCTGCATTGCAAGAGCTTCTCCTTCCTCCGCTAATTCCATGACAGGGAATATAAATTCGGGTTGTTTCATAAAATATTATTTAGCTGCTCTTAATTTCTTTGGTTCCTCATCTTCAAGAAAATTGGGAGGGTTGTTATGATCGAGCCGCCCCATTAACTTTAAATGAAAGATTTCTGTTTTAGCCGACTCAACAATGACCTTGCCTAGCTCGGAGATTGCTTTGCCTCTTTCGATTTCTTTTTTCAAATCTTCCTCGTTAATATCTTCAACCCCTAATCTTTCCAGTTGGGCAAACATGTGATTTCGCAGATCGGCAATTTTATTTTTCATTTTAATCGTTTACTGTGTTTATTAATTTGTCTGTTGAGGGCGCCTCGTAGTTGAATTAAATTTGCAATTGGTTTCGGGTAGTTGTGGTACGTATTTCTTTTCATGTTTTCTACCCTTGTAATACATTCCAGGTTTCCCAGTTTGCAGTTCATCGTGTTCTTGTCTTTGAATACAACTATCTTCCCTTTTGGTACTCGTCTCTTTGATTTCTTCCAGATATAAACATGAAGGGCTTGCCAAACTCCTTTGGATGTTCTTATAAATTTGTAGTTTCTTTTTGTTTTGTCAGTCCTGATTGAAATAGCGCCGTCAAATTTTTCGTTGTGGATTCGTTGACCTTTTTTAAACATCGTGGCCTTAACCTTCTTATAAGTGCTGGCGGGCATCTTTTTGCCTTTATTGGGTGGGACAGTACCGGGCTTTATCTGGCTATCTTTTCTGAATCTCTCAACCGCCTCGGGTGTAGGTATTGCGCCAATGAGTTTCATTCTTTGCCTAGCAGAAGACTCTGAACGGTTAAGCATTTTAGACATTCGCTTTGCCGGAATCAGATCCTTGTTAACCAGTAAAAATTTATCTTCACGTTTCGTGAAATGTCTCATTACCTTAACCTTTTAACCGTGTGAAAAAATCTATTTCGAATAAACCAATGATTCCAACTTTGAATAAAATTTACTAGAGCGTTCAGCATCTGTTAGCAATGGCGCTAGTATGTAAAACCTTTCTTTAATATCTTCGAAGTCTGCAAACTGCGGCCACAAATCCATTCCCTTATTATCCATATTACCGTGGCATCCTGAAAAGAACCCTCGCTCTACACTATTAAGCGGATGTAACGCGATTGATAAGAACTTTGCTTTCGGGAAGATGTGAGCGATTGAATGCCTGAAATAAGTATCATCGTTCTTTGAACTTTTAGCGGCGCAACCACATTGACAAATTCCCGTCATTTCTCTCCTTCTGGCTTTGAACCATTTTTCTTTTTCCGTTTCATCTTCACCGAGTGCCGCTTTCTGTTCCTTCTCTTTCTCCATTCTCTTTTTACTCTTAGCCGGTATCTTGCTTATTTTCTTTTCGGGTAAGGGACGATCAGATAAAATGTGTAACATTCTCTTTTGTAAATAAGTCAGTTCTTCACTCATACATTGCTATTTGTTCTGAAGGGTACGGAATTTGGATGCCTAAATACTCCGCTCCGAATCTTATTACATCTTCTATTAGTTCGTTGAATTGAACAGTTGTTAACTTTGCTGTAGAACCTGGAATTTCTTTTACTTCGCCTGTTTCCTTGTTAACGATCTTCTTTCGCAGGAACTTTTCTTTAATAAATTCGTGCGCTTCATCCTCGTCTCTTATATCCCACCCCATATCAATTAAACCTTGTTTAACTAAAGGAACCATACAGCCATGATAATATTTGTTCTGGTTATTGCTACGCTTTTTGAAACTCTTTGCGCTTACCAACCATTTACCCGGTTTCAACTGCTGCTGGAACCTCTCCCATGCTGCGGTGTTAGAAATACCAGATTCCGATATGTGAAGGACGATTTGCATTAGATTGATTGCAATAATTCCTCTTTTGTTTTGTAAGCGTCTTCCTCCTCGATTTTTATATGAACACGAGCGTCGGAATCTTCGTTACACAAGTATGTAATTTTTATGTTGGTTTCTATAGGGCAAAAGGCAACGTCAACTTTAATCCCCCGAATTATAGAAGAATGTGATTTCTTATTGCTTATGAAAAATATTTTATCGGAGATATCAAACTTTGTTTCTATTGTCATTTCATCATTTTTTTATCGCTCCACTAGATTAGTCCCTCATTGGTGAGGGTGGTGGTGTTTCTAATTCTCTTTCTTCGAGGAAGAGTTGACTACTGCTGATCATACGACTTCCGTTTTTTTTCCGTTAATCGCTGCGTATCTTTTTGTACCAGCTTTGATAAACGCATCGCTGGTAATTACATAGGCGGGTAAAGTTTCTTTGAATAGTTTGAGATCCTCGACGGTTTCGCAGTTGGTGAGTTTTACTACAGCCTCATTGATCTCAATATTGGGGTCAATACCAGACTCGCACCAATCCATTATCGTTTGTCCTACTTCAGGAGTAATTACAAACTCAGGCTTATTCATAAACAGACCTGTACGATCTTTTGCAGCTTGCGCCATGTGGCCATCGTTAATAATCTCAAACGCTATTGTCATTTCGTAATCGTAACCGTCACGAATCTGATCTTCCATGCCTTTCTTTTCTACCTTGTTTTTCCCGTTCTCTTGTACAAGTGCATAGGCTTGTTTCTTTCGGTTGGTAGTAATGATGTGGCATTTGCTGAATAAAATACTGTTCAGCCATTTTTGATACCTGGGAGTTGTCTTAGCCCAATTCTGGAAGGTGTTGGAACCAAGAGAACTATTGTATTCAAGTAGTCCACCCTCTCCCTGCCATACGTGAGTAACAGAATCGAGAATAATAACTTCCATCCCTGCATTCTCGCACTCTTTTATTCCCTCGCTGTACTTCTCAGGAGTGTAAGGAGGTGATAGTTGGATGGTGTTAAACTCTCCTACTTTGAATCCGTTAGGAAAGACATGATTTGAATAGTAAGATGCTGTGCCGTTCTCTGTGTCAATAACAGCGATCTTATCCCAATCGTTTGTCATTCCGTAAGCGATCATTAACGCTGATGTTGTTTTACCAAAACCTGAAGGGGCTGCAAGTGATAGCCGCATTTTGGTTTTCTTTCTGCTTGCTTTAATTAGTGGCATTGTTATTATTGGTTTCGTTTTTATTCTCTGTTATAACTAGCCTCCGCTACACTGTGCATATCCTTCAAAATCTCATCGTGAAATCCATTCTCAAAATCTTCCGTTTCATCAGGTGGGTAAGGCTTTAACCCTAGCACTCTACTCGCCGCATACTCCTCGACTTCTTTTGCAAATGCTTTATGGTTGCTCATCTTTGCAAGTATCTGGCTTGGTAGTCCTATGTCCACCTGTTCAACTTCATAGTTGTTATAATGAACCATGATTATTGCCACTGGCGAGGATGTTACTTTATAACCTGGAAAGTATTTATTACTGATCGGGTAGTTGTACTGTATGTTTGCCATAAATGTTTTTTAAAAGTGCCCCGCCGTAACGGGGCTGAGTTTACCATCATCGCTGGAGTTGTTGCTAATCAGAAATATCTGTAGCTCTCACAGGAAGCTGTTTACCGTTCGGTTGGTGCTGAGTCGCAGCCGTTCTTGTCGGCTCTTACATCTGCTGGCTGAATAGCCTTCTCTGAGAGCAATTCAATCCTACCTTCATCGAACCATTTAGCATCTGGCACACTTCCCTTTTCGTCAACTACCGGCTGTAATAAATAATTATTGCACCCATACAGCCAGAATGAATAAGCTGTGATTACGCCCTCAAGCCCCGTTACTTTATCTTTGCCTTTTCTACCTAAGTTTTCTACGCCCATGATTTATATTTTTTAATTGATTCCAAAAAGAAACAGCCGACACGTAAAAGCTCAAAACCCCATCGGCTGTCTTGCCCCGCATTTATAACGCCCGGTAGCTTAGCGAAGAAATTGCCTACCGATACATCCTCCCTGCTTTCTGCATGATTCAATATGGGTAGGTAATGAGATTGGCGGGTTTGCGGTATAAGTTGACACTATCAACCGCACCTTGAAGTCCGTAGGCGTTACGCTGTAGTCAACATTTCGCGTAAACGGGTATAGACTTTGCACCGCCAAATATTTTTAATCAAAGAACTTTTAAAAAGTGGGGGCAGGAACCTTCAACCCACCCCCTTATATAAACCCCTCCAATACAAAACCGTCCTTAATTCAGTCTATCAGTAACAGTAGGATTCTCGCAATCCAAATATGATTCGTCTTTGAATTTTATGCTTTCCCAAAAGTTTTTAGTGATTATCTCTCTTTCTTCTTTTCCTGGTTCTCTAAGTTTTTTATCCGCTTTCTCTGCTTTGAAGTAGCATCTCATTATAAATAGTATGAAGATGCCGTAGAAGATTAGTATAGCCATAATGATGGGATGCATTTTCTGAGGATTTATTGTTAGTTATTTAGATGCTTTGTTGATTATGGAAACGATACTTCGTGACTGCATTCGTTACATTCATAATTTACCCGTCCACTCGGTTGGACATGCCCTACCTGTTTATATTCTCCCGTTACACAACTTTCACAAGGGAACTCGTGATCTGCCCTTATACTTTGCTCAAGCACCTGAATCTTTGCCTTCAACTCCTTCTCGCTTTCCTGCAATCTTTTGTACTCTTCTTTGATAGCGTCGTATTGGTTAGCCTTTGTCATTGTTGCTAGTTCTTCAAATAATGTGTCTGACATGGGAAGGGGGTTTAGAGGGTTAGGGTTTTTGTTTCGCCTTTCAGGTATTTGATTATGTTTTGGTTCTTTGCTCCTTTAAGCATGATATACGACTCGATGGAAGAAATGTGGTGGCAACTGTCAATATTTGATAGCGACGGTGCGCCGTTAATAAATGGTTTGATAGATTGGCTGAAGGGTTCGCCTGGAATATCCCCATCAAAAGCAACAACACGCTTACAGCATTTAAGAATTAAATCTTGCGCCCTATTCGATCTGCAATGGCCGGTAGCTTGTCCGTAGATACAACACATACCATCGGCGGGGTCTAGGTTGACAAAATCCAATCTATTCAACTCCTCTTTAGTCGCATGTTTCTTCAGCATCTCAACTTCATGCTCAACATCTTTTAAAAATTCGGCTTTGGTCATAACTTTGGTTTGTAGGTTATTTATAAAAGTTTTTTCTGTTTACATAAGTCATGATCAGTCCTATACAGGAGAGCATGAAAAAGACAATGGCGATTTTAGTAGTCATAGGTTTATGATATTTGCATTTTTGAATATTCGAGTTGTTCTTCTTCGATTTCGGAACAGGGGATGAAGCGCTTATCCCAATAAGCCCACGGATAGTTTACGTTAAGACGGTAGTAGTTATATCCGGTAGTTGGACCTTTAGCATAGCCTACCACCTCGTACACTTCACCCTCTTCTAATTGCGGGCAATCATCATTGCCTAAGTTTTTAGAGTCGATACATAAAACTTTCATACGCTAGTTTTTAATCAATTCTTTAATAGAGGTGTTAGGCGGTTTGTTTGATCGTCTTCTTTGCAATGAATGATTCTATCTCGCTCTGGTTAAACCTTATTCCTATTCCCGGAATCTTTGAATATGGCAACTTCCTTTCCCGGCACATCTTTCTTACGTTGCCGTCAGTTGTTTTTAGTTTAACCGCCAATTCTTTTACCGTTATGAGTTCCATAAAAACTACCAGTTAGTTGTATTGACTTTTGTTTTCTGTGATAGTATCTTGCACGTCCCGTTTTTAATCTGCGATGGGCAACTTTGCGCGTACCTTCTCTATTGTTTCAGGCGATGCCGAACCAGTGTAGCCGAGTCTTATCAATATCTCTCTTCTAATTCCTATTGATTCCGCAAATTCAACATCAGTATTAAAAGTCTTTCTGTATTGCTTGAATGCCTTGAATTCGTCAGGAGTGAGTTTTACGCTTTTTCTCTTTGTCGGTTTCGTCATTGCTTCCATTTTATTTACATTTGTTTTACAGAAAGTAAAGTAAGACGAAATTTTCGACATTGCCAAACTTTTCGTCAAATATTTTTTCAATTTGACGAAATTTTTTACAACCCAAACCATGCAGATTCACGAAAAGATAAGACAGGCAAGGCTTTCAGCCGGTTTAAGCCCGGAAGAATTAGCCAATAAAATAGGGGTTGCTAGGACAACTTACCTCTATTGGGAGGACAAAACGCCCTCTGTTAAGCGTATAAAGCAGATAGAAAAGGCACTGAATTTAAAAGAAGGGTATTTTTTTAATGGTAGTGACGAAAAAACCGACAAGGAGGAAACGCCTTCTGAACCTTCCCAAGAAACTCACCAATCTCTTTTAGATAAGATGATGAAGTTTATTGTACTTCTTATGGAAAAACAAAACGGTTTGGTAGAGACCCAAACCGTTGTCATGAACAGGCAAAATACAATCTTGGAAAAGAATCAGGAATTTGTTATTGAAAAAATAGAGACCATTAGCCTGACAGTTGAGGCTATCCGACAGAACCAGGAAAAGATGATAATAGAAATAAAGACGAGTTCAAATGGGATCGAAGGAAAATTTCAAGTTTTCGAGAAAACGATTGTCGAGAAGTTTTCGACTCTTTCGCAGCTTGTAAAGGATGAGAGCAGAATGGGATTTCATCAACAATACGAAGGAAAGGACAAACGCAACCAGACCGGAAATGCGGGCAAGCGCAGCAAACGGGGTTCATGACCATTAGAATATGTATTAAGGGTGAGGTAAGTGAAAATACCAGTAACAAGATTTTACCCTTCGCTCTAAAGTAAAGCTATATAAAGAAATAATATCATCCTCAAATTGTGCAAAAAATTACCCTTAAATAAATGCAAATACCCGCTAGTGGGTAGAACAATAATCAAAAAATATATGTCAACGCAACCAATTATTTTTTTTCTCGTCTTAGTGTTTTCCACGCAAGCGATTGCGCAAACGAGAGGTGACAATATAATAATAGCTAAAAATGTTTCTTTCAAGACGGCCTGTGAAGTTTTGATGAATGAAGGATTTGTAATTGATAAGAAGGACAATGATCTGTTAACTGTAAAGACGGAACCCAAGATGACAAAGGGGGTTTGGCTGACCACTATTATTGTTTACGTTCGGATAGTTGACTCGTCAGCCCGTATTAATACCACGTTTACACTGGAGAATACCATATTAAAAGATGAGCCTTTAGGCTACCCCGCTACAAAGAAGGGACGGTTTCAATCATCAACCGCTACCGGGCAGGCGTGGACTGTTGTTCACGGATTAGCAAGTAAAATGAGTTCGGATCTTATTTACGAAAGAAGTAATTAGTAATGTACAAAACCCTTTTTTACTCGCTACTGGCACTGTCAACCGCTGGCTTCGCTTTTATCGTTGCCAGAAGGCTTGCTCCTAAACCACAAACTATAAACACCAGCGATACCTACAATCAAACCAAGAATGATGTTTTTAAACTTATGCCAATAGATAGCGGGGATGTAGTTTTTTTAGGCAATAGCATTACAGAAGCGTTCCCCGTTGAGTTATACGGGAGTAAATTTAAGAACAGGGGGATTAGCGGAAACACAACGGAGCATTTAAAAAACAGGATAGGGGCAATCTATCAAAGCTGTCCTTCGAAAGTGTTTATCCTGATAGGGGAGAATGATATTAAAAACGGGGTGAGTAAAGAGACGTTACTTAACAACTACGACACTATATTAATGAGAGCGAAATATGAGGCGATAGTTATCTCTTTACTGCCAATGAGCGGAGATTACAATAAATGGAACGCAGATATTAAGACCGTTAATACTGAACTTCAGAAACTGTGCGAAAAGTATAAAGTAAAATACCTTGACTTACATAGCAAGATGGTAAACTTTGATTCCTTATCATTCGATGGGCTTCATATTAATAGTAAGGGGTACAAGATATGGATGAAAGAGATGGAGCCTTTTCTAAATTAATCCCCATACAACTTCCCCATTTCTTTATCTAATCTTTCGTCCCCTAATCCTTTTAAATACTGCTCAGTTGTTTTTATTGAGCTATGACCAAGACTTTCCTGAATGACAAATATATTCGCCTCGTTTAATTTTAGGTGGTAAGCAAATGCGTGGCGGCTGAGATGAAAGGTAAGTGTTGTTTTGATCTTAGCGATTGCCGCCACCATTTTTAGATTTCTATTTACTATCGTGTTCCAAGTTCCTGAGATAGACACTCGTTCTGTTATTGATGCGGGCTTAGTAGCAAGAGGAAATAAATATCCTTTAGCGCTGGCGTACTTATCTATTAACGCCTGAAGTTTTGCGTGGATCTTAATACTCATGTGCTTTCCGGTTTTCCCTGCGGTGATAAATACCCTACCTTCTTTAATAGATTTATTCTCTAGGAAAAGAACATCTGAAAATCTAGCTCCCTTGCAGTAGTAGGAAAACAAAAACATATCCCTTGCTATTTCGTTATCTCCGAACACCTCACAATTTTCTATCTTCTTTATTTCGTCAACCGTTAACTTTTCCTTTTTAACGGGAGTAGTTTTTATACTGTACTCTTTAAACGGGTTGAGTCCGTCCGCTTTTCCTTCAGCGATCCCCTGCCCGTATATCTCCCCGATCATCTTAAACTTTTTATTCCTGGTGTTTGGTGCGTTCCCGTTTTTTATCATGTGCTGCTCCAGTGTTCTTAATTTATCTCCCTTCATTTCTGAGAAACTAATATCCCCGAAACAATCTCTTATTTCTTTTGCCAGCCGGTTAAACTTCTTATACATAATAACCATTTCACGTTCCTTTAACTGTTGCGCCCGGTGTTCGATGTACTGCGGGAAAGAGTAAGAAGTACGCCCGGTTCCGATCAAATCAATTCTCGCTGGTTTGTTATTTAACAGGCAATCCGCAAAATGCCTATTGGCCTCGTTAATGATATCAGAAACCCTAGCGTTAATAAATGTAGCGTCGGGATGCTTCACAACCCTATTTTTAGCCCACTGGCTGACCTGTATTTTAAACCCTGTCTTTATGAATCTTTGCCGACCTTCGTGCTGCACGATAAGGAAAAGGGGGTAGAGGTTAGATTTTCGTGGTGTTCTTTGATCGAGGTATGGTTTTATGGTTGACATCTGTCACGGTTTTTTGCATGGTTATGTCATGGAAGGTAGTAACTTTTAACCACATCCAAATATGTTCTACCCTATGAAAACTAAAAAACCAGCCGTAATAGACTGGTTATCAGTGGAGGTGACCGGGCTCGAACTTATGTTTAAAAATGCAATCTGTCACGGATTTCACATGGAACGTCCAATAAATGAATTTTAGTACCTTCGCCCTACCCATCAATCCTGAAGTGGAGAGGGTGGTTCGCCGGTCTATCCGGCCTTTTTATTTCGTAGATAACTTTCCAACTCCCTTATAATATACCCCAAAGAAAGTTTTCCAGGTTCTGTCTTCGGAACTCTCCCTGATTCCTGTTTCCACTGTCCGTTGAATTTTGTTATTGTTATTTGCCCGTTCTTTCCTTTTATTAAAAATCGGTGGAACTTCTGCCAGTTTACTAGGTGCTCAACCAAGAAGGTTAAACTCTTATCGTTTCCTTTAATTGTTATTGTGAATTGGGACACGTTACAAAGATAAAAAAGGCCCCACTTCGCTGAAGAAGTAAGGCCAATCAATTGCGAACAACTGATGTCAATAGGAGTTGACAGTACAAATGTAAGTATTATTTTGAGTAACGAGCATAGCAGGGGTTTTATATCCCTTAAATCTTTAGGAACAACTCAATAATCAATGTAGCCGCTGATGATTATTGCTATGATAATAGTCCAATCTGTATCCCTCAACCAGCAAAAAGAAGCGAAAAAAGAGTAGAAATTGCTCGACGAAAAAATTTTCCATCGAACTTTTAAGGTCATGCGTTGTCAACCCCTAAGACATTGCGCACACTGGTGCTTCTTTATGTTCACCGCCTCATCAAAGTCCATTTCTGGCAAAACAAAGTCGGCTAAGAACTAATACCCGAAACCTCTTATTTGGTAGCTATTCAGCCTCGCTACTAATCAGGAAAAGACCGTTTGAAACCTTAGGTAAAACTAAGCATTTTAGCTAATTTTTAGCTAAATATTTTGTCATAATGAAATCATAAAAAGTTTTCCCTCGTGGACTCGAACCACGATTTCCAGATCCAAATTCTAGCGTCCTGCCATTAGACGAAAGGAAAGTGGTAAGGATCAGTAACGATCTGATCTCTGGAGATTTTCAGTCTCCCGCTAATCCATCTCAGCTACCTTACCAATTGAGAACGGAATCGGAATCGAACCGATGTTTATGGTTTTGCAGACCACACCCATCACCAACATTGGGAACCCGTTCATAGCACGGGACAAGAGAATCGAACTCTTTCCATACAAGGTTTTGGAGACCTGCCGCTTCCATAAGCTGCCCCGTAATTAGAGAAGTGGGGGAATTGCTTCCCACCGTTTCCGGCGTCCAAACCACTTCTCTAATTAC